TTATTCTGTTTCGTCAGGTAATATTGTCCCTCCAGGCACATATCCTTCCATTAATTCTTTTAAAGAATCCTTATTCTCCAATTTTTTCTTAAAGTCCAATGTTTCTTTTTTTGTTATTGGCCCACTAGGAGTTACTTTACTTTCGTCTCTTGGCAGATTAGATCTATAATCGTGTGCCATAGACATAAGTTGTACTACTGCAAATGTGTCTTTACATTTTGGGCATCTCATAATTGCATAAACTTCAACTTCAGATTTGGGAAGCCAACCAAGATGGGAAGCTTTTGTGAATTGAGTTTTGCAATTACGATTTAGACAACATTTGGGTTTGCCGACGATGGTTTGATGAAACATAGCACACCTCCAATGCGCAAATAAGCAATTTATTATTCCTTGCAAAGCGCAGCCTAACTTTTATTAAGAAATCTTAATAGGACGTAAACCATTCAATGTTGTATACTACTATTGTCCACTGGCGGATAAATCTAGGCCAGTGGATATTTTTGTGTAAGGAGGCAAATGATTATGAGAATTTTTGAACAGCTCGAAGAAATGATGAATCAAGTTATTTCAGCATTATTCAACGTAGAATTGTAAGGCAACTTATAATCTACAGCGTCGTAGATTATTTCAATTCAAACATCTTCCAGGCTCGTTCATTCTTATATACTTTCTTCCTCATATTTACGTGAGATCTCAAATTCTTATGGCTTGAAGCAAAATCTATAATTATAGCTTCAGGTTTTCCGTTTTTAATAGAGTCCTCAACATTCTTTCCAACACAACGAAGCACTCTTCCAACTTGCTGATATGTAGTTACTGGAGATGAACTAGTACCCGCAAGAATTAATCCAGAAATCTTAGGAGCATCAACACCTACATTTGCCCACTGTGTTGCAATCAAAATTATCTCGTTGTTTTCAACTGAATTAAGCATTCTTCGACGATAATTCTTTTCCTCATCACTAGGATCAATTTCACCCTTATCGCCTCCAGGAACAAAAACAGCATCTTCAATCATTCCTTCAAGAATATTGCCATGTTCCATTCTTTCAACAAGAATAAGAGTTGGAACACCCTTTGCTTTCAATCCTTCAGCGAATTGTTTAATTCTGAAATTTCTTTCCCAGCAATTTACTATATTTAGATTGTAAACTTCGTGATAAGTCTGTCCAGGTTCAACAGTACTAATATTTACTACAAAAATCTTGGGTGGAACAAGAAAGCCACGTTCTACAAGATCACTAGCACTTACTTCACAAACTTTTCCACCTAGTGTGCCTTCAATTCTAATTTCTTGATTGTCAGTACGAAAAGGAGTAGCTGAAAGTCCCAATCTGTAATATGCTTGCTTTGCTTGATTTCCAATTTCTTCAGTGACAACAGCAGCCAAGTGTGCTTCATCAATTATCAAAGCATTGCAGCACTGAATTACATTTCTAACTTGTGCTTTCTGAAATAATGTATCTTGCCTATTATCCCAAGCTGTTTGTGCTTTCTTATAAGCAGCTAATTCTGTTTTTATCAGTAAACTAATTTCACGCTCATATTTCTTGCGCAATTTTTCAGCATCTTTTGTGCCATTTTCTTCTGCTTTTTCAACTTCTTCATATAAGTCTGAAAGTTTACCAGAAGCTAATTGTCGAGCTTTTTTGTACTTAATAGTTGACTCGTCTAATTCTTTTTGAAGAAGTCCAGTAGGTTTAGATCCTTCTCCAGAGTCTTCAACTATCTTATTATTGCTTTCCATATATTTCTTATCAAATGCAATAAGAGCTGTCTGATAAGTAATTACATTTATGCCTTCCATATTGATATCACAGAGTCCACCTCCAGCAATACCAACTTTAACAGGTTGACCATCAATTTTAAGATATTTCTCAAATTCTTTTTGCGTTTGTTTGAGAAGTTCAATAGCTGGAACAATGAATACAACAGGCTTTACTTTGAGTTTATGAAAGATATAACAAGAAGTCATAGTCTTTCCAGCTCCAGTAGCAAGAGCAAGCATTCCACGTTGATTTTTAAGAGATAAGTCTCCTGAAATCATTTGATAATCACGAAGATCTTTTCCCATAAAATCACAAGTTATATTGTAATCTCTAATGGGCTTTTCTCTTTTATCAGAAAATTTATATGTTACATTCAATTCATCAAAAAGACGAGCCACACGCATAGTAAGACCAGTAGGAAAAGATTGATTTCGCTTCACATAAAGAGAAATTCTTCCATCCCATTGACCAGTTTTATACTTTGCAGACCATTCAGAATCAGGTACTTTATAGGAAAGTTCATTCCTTAAAGCTTCTTGATAAGGGAAGGGTAATTTTCCCATAGGATCGTCGTGGTTTATGATGACACTTTTATCATTGTAAACTTCAACTTCTACCATAATAACCAGTATACCATTAAAGAAACAACCATTTTGTTGATGTCAACAAAATGGTTGTTTTGTGAAAGAAAGCAGTCCTAACGATGATTCATTGCGTTGAATTTGTTAACTGCAATTTGAATTTGCTTTGGTTTCTTACCTACAAATGTTTCCAATGTAGAAAGAACAAGCATATGTATCTTGTCAACATCTTCTTCAGATAATTCAATGCCTTTTTGAGCACATCCTAAACGAATGTATCTTACAAATTGATCAACAGCATCATCCTGTGAGAATTCGCCATCTTGAATTTTCTTTAAGCCTTCAATCCAAATATCTAAAATTCCGTCTGCTTTTTCGCCCAATTTACTGCGCAATACAAGCTTTACAACTTCAAGAGTTTGTAATGCAGCTGAACTTTCAGATTTAGATTTTGCCAAGAAAAAGAAAACTACACTGCCCAAAATAAAACAAACTACATAAATAATAATTTCATTCTGGGTTGATTTCAATAAATTAGTAAGAGATTCCATAGTTAGCAGTCCTTTGCGATTACGCTGTCATCATCATCAGATGCATTAGGATCAAGATCCATATTTGTAGTAGCAGGAATCACTAGTTCATCTTTAATTTGTGCAGTGACAGTTTCATCTTTCTTTTCATCAGCCCAAACAAGATTAGTTGCATTTACTTCTTCGCCTTCAGCGCTTGTAAAATTTTCAATCTTACCTGTTGCTCTTTTTACCATACTCATAACATTTGCCTCCTTTTTCTAGAATCAACATATGATTTCAAAAATAAGGTTTCCTCTTCAGAAATATCTTTAGGAACCTTATACATTATTTTGAGATGTAAGTCAGAATATGTATCGTTTGAAGTTGGAATTCCCTTATTTTTGACAATATGTACATAACCATTTTTAAGACTAGTATTGAACTTAAAATTTAATTTGTTTCCGTTAACATGTGTATACTTGAACTCTGGATCAATCAATGCCATAACTGGATCAATTTCAAATTCATGAATTAAATTCAAGTTGGCATCAATCTCATATTTATCTCTCGGTTTGGTAATTACTTCTACGATAAGAGGACCTGGTGCTTGATGAATATCACCATGATTGCCTCTGCCATTAATCATTGTAGAACGATATACATGGCCTTTATTGATAGTTAGATCAAAGTTTTCATAAATCTTTACATGACCAGAACCATTGCAGTAATTACAGAAAGACTCAAACTTTTCACCACGCCCATAACAATCCTGACAAGGCCCAGCATAATTTCTTACATGCATGAACCCTAAATTTTGAATAATGTAATGTTCACCTGATCCCATACAGGTCATACAAACGTTTACATTTCCTCTACCACCTGCCCCAGAACAAGCACCACATGGAGCTAATCTTTCATAATTCAGGTTTTTAACTACATTTCTATAGATTTCTTCTAATTCAAGTTCAATTGTTGCTGTAATTGGTGTGTTTAAATTACGTCTAAATGCATTTTGCGGCGTATTTCTGAAAGGATTAAATGGAGGTTCAAAATGCGGCTGTTGAGGTGGGGGATTTAATATATCTTCATAAGCTTGAGATATTTCTTTGAATTTTTCTTCAGCGTTTGCTTCTTTATTGACATCAGGATGATATTGTTTTGCTAACTTACGATAAGCTTTTTTAACATCATCTAATGAGGAATTCTGAGGTAAACCTAGTACATCGTATGGGTTTGGCATAAAATCATTATACTAATTTGGATAGCATATTAGTAATTTTATTGGAAGGGCATACTGCATTTTCACCAACTCCAATATCAGCATGTTGTCCTGTTACACCCATTATTGTACCTATAACTAAATTATCAGTGCCAATGACCATTCCGCCTGAAGAACCTTCTAAAATGTCTGCATCTACAAAAATGATATCATTCCAAGCTGGCATATTAGGATCATTGATAGTTTGGTGTACGTTCGAAACTCTACCAACTGTAGCTGTGTCGTGAAAGCCTTCTGGAGATCCGATAACAGCAACTATATCTCCTACCTCAACGGAATCGCTATTAACAAGCCTTAATTCAGGAATGTTGTCAGGTACTCTTTCAATTCTGATTGCTCCTGAATCAATATTTGGATCAGATATCAAAAAAGTTGCTGGAATAAAATTTTTATTATCAAATGAAACTAATATTTCAGTTAATGTTTCATCGTTCGGAACTACATGTCCAGCAGTAATTACAATGTTATTACCAATATAAAAACCACTGCCTGACCAATTTTTTTTACCAGATCTTACGTAGATAGAACAAGAAGATTGAAGGCCCAGTTGTATTGTTTTTTTAACTGGATCTTCAATCTTTTCTGTGCTCTGGCTAGTCTTTATCAAACCATCCAAATAATTTACGTCTAATTTAAAATTCATTGTATTACTTTGTACAAAATGTCTTTTTCATCAATAGTTCCAAATCTTCTACTATCATCAGATTCATTAAGATTGTCTCCAACTAAATAATAATGATCTTTTGGTACTTTCAATTCCATCATATAAACGTCATCTAAACTTTTGTATTCCAAGATTGAATGATAAGAGTTATCAACTATAAGTTGAAAAACTCCATTTTTTTTCATCATGTAGTAATAGTATTCTTCTGGAGTATACAATATTCTTTTAACAATCAAACTTCTATCATCACTCAAAGCTACTACGATATCGCTTTTTTTAAAATCTTTAGTTCTTTTTGCCAACAATATTTGTCTATTTTTATATGTAGGCATCATTGAACGACCAACAACTACTACTAATTTGTATGGCTGACAGTAAGCCAATAACAATAGAATACAACCAATTACCAAAGAAACTAATAATCTCTTTTTCATGCTTCACCTCTTGTAATAAAAGGAGCTGAAGACATTTCTTTTTTTTAGCTTTTTGCTCGTAGTTAAGATTTTTTAACAGTAATAGTTGACCAATCAATATTTGCAAGTTTAGGAACTCCAGGTCCCCAATTCTGTTCGTCTCCAGGTTGAACATGAACATTTTGCAAACTTGAAATATTTCTTAAAGCAACCATCATGTCTTCTTGACAGAATTGATTTCCAAATTCAGGAAGAAGATTTTGATTCTTTAAGCCTGCTTTTATCAATGCGCAAATACCAGCAACAAATGGAGATGCTTGACTTGTGCCTGACATTTTACAATAGTTTCCATTCAAGTGAGTGGAATAAATATTAGTGCCAGGAGCAACAATATCTACTGTAAAATCTTTTGATGTGAAAGTGGCAAGATTTCCACTTTCATCTAAAGCAGCAACAGCAATTACTTCATCGTATCTAGCTGGATAATTAACTGCATGAGAATCATTTCCAGCTGCTGCAACTACAACAATACCCTTTGACACCGCTTCTTTGATCAAATCATGAATAAATGATGGAGGCTCAGATGGAGCTCCCAAGGACATATTAATAATGTCTACGTTTAAGTCAATTGCTTTTCTCAAGCCTGCTGCTATAGTGTCATAGCTTCCACCGCCACTATTATCAAGAACTCTAATAGCATAACATTTTGCTTTGGGAGCCACGCCAACTACGCCAAAATCATTATCAGAACCAGCAATAATTCCAGCTACGTGAACACCATGTCCACTGCCTTGATCATTAACACTTGCGTCAGCAGAGCAGTTTACAGCTTCTTCTAATTTCCAAGCCTCAACCAAGTCAGGATGTTCTGAGAAACCTGTATCTAGAATTGCTACTTTTATACCTTCACCCTGCTTTGAAACTTGCCAAACATCTTGAATGTTTGCTAGAGACATACCCCAGTTTTGGGTTTGAGACAGTGCTGCAAACGGAACCGATACAACTTTTAAGTCTTCTTCAGGAATAAATTGAATTTTGTCTTGCATTTTGTTCACCTCGATACAAGTATATTATTCTTTATATAATTTTCCCAATTCCTTTACACAATGTAAAGAACTTGACTTTCTATTGGTGTTCCGTAAGTTGTTCCATCATAAGGTTTGACTATGAAAGATATTGCCATATTTCTTAAAACGACAGCTGGATTAAGCAAACTACCTTCAGAAATTTTATTTGAAACACCATTTGTCCATTCAAACCATTCAATAGTAGAAAGATCAGAACTTCCATTGAAATTATAATATGCTTGCAATGAACTATTTGCTGATATTTTATTGTCAATAATGGTATTCAAGGATTTAATTTGAACGTCGTACACATAAGGAGCAGATAAAGATCTAATTACAATTGGTTCAGAAGTATACATGATTCCATAATCAAAATTGTCATTTGGCTCTAATGTCACATAAACGATATCATTAATCTTAAAATAATCATTAGCTGCATTCAAATCTGATTTTCTTTGAACCAATCTATCTCTGTAGTTTGGTGAAGAGTCCAATTCTATGGTTGTCGTCCCTCCACCTGAAACTCTAGTTCTGTACCATCTTGTTTTTGGCTTGTATTGCTTGTTGTCAGATAAATAATTGTAATCAACGTAAATTCTTGATGAACTAGCAATTTGGGTAGAAGATCCGACAGAAGCAAATGAAACATCTGATTTCAATGCCAAACTTTCAGCCTTTAAGGATGGAATGTTTGTATTTAAGTAATGAGAGTAAACATTTGAATTAGGCACTGAATTTTGTGTGAATTCAAAGTTGTAAGTACTTGATGCTGTTGAAGCATATGTCTCAACTTTAAGTCCTAATCTATAATCAGAACTTTGCAAGATAAATACAGTAATAATATCGCTAGAAGATTTATTAGTGTCAAATATTATTTTTCCATCATAACGATCTAATTTATATCCGCCACGAACTATTTCATTGTTGATTAAAACTACAATTTTACTATCTTCAGGCCATCTTCCATTTATAGCAAAATAGTTCTTATAGTCGGTAGAAACAGTGCCTTCTCCAAAAGCCTCATATCTTGTTCCTATTCTGCTTATAGAAACTTGAACAAGATTACCAGACAATACTTCTTGTCTGAATGTTATTGTTCCATTTACATTGTCGATTGTGTAAAGATTTGAGGTAAGAAGTGAAGAGTTTAAATAGACTTCAACTGTATCTGTCAACGACCAAGTAAATCTTTCATTATTGTTATAGACAAAATATGTAAAATTGTTATTTACTGACTTGATGCAAGTAAGTTTTTCAAAAGAAGCTACATTTGTATATTTATAAGATCTTTGTCTAGAAGAAATTATCCCATTATTATTTTTAATAAGTTCTTCATAATCATTCCAGTTTGTACTATTACCCTTACAAATACCCCAAGTCAATTTTGCTTTATCGGTGTCAGAATAATCAGTTGAAAGAATGTATTCAAAGATATCATCAGTTGAAGTAAGAGCAGTTGTAAAGAAATAGTTTACAGCTGGAGAAACTTCTATGTAATACAGTTGGCTGACATACGGAGAAACAGGAAGGCTTGTAACATTATTCCATCCTTCAGTCATATCAATTTGGAAATTTAAGTTTGTAATTTCTTTATTGAGAGTAGATGTTGAAGTAAGAGTAATCCAATCACTATAGTTCTTTTTATCAGAAGAATACTTGTATTTGACTGTGCAGGCACTATCTACACTCTGACCTGTAGAAACCGTGTACGCAGTAGTAATTGACTTAATAAATTTAGGAGTGTCAAATTCTACTTCTTTCTTCCAATAGCCAGCAAATAATGAATTAACTCCGCCGTGCAATAAAGAAGTAGTTATTCCAGCCCAGTATGAAGAACTAGCATCAAAATAAAGACCACTTGTATTTTGAACTAATTGTCTTAAGTTTCCAGAGTTTATCTTATCATCAACACCAAAAGCAACTAATTTCGTACCTTGATTTCCCCAGCTATAATTTATATTGTTTTCTAAACTTAAAATAGATACTGCATTATCGTTGTCAGCATCAGAAACAACGAATGTCAATGGAATATATAAACTGGCTAATCTTTCCATCATATACTTTGAAACCGTAGTATTTGCTGGAATTGTGTCTGCTAACCCATTCCAATCTTGTCTCAAATATACAACAACTGAATCTGTGCTACCAATTGATGAAGTGAAAGATACTTTGCCTGTTGATGGTATTACAGTAAATCCTGAACCCAAAGTAGTTCCATTTTTGACAACTTCAGCATATGGATAGTCTGTTGTATTCCAAGTGAAAGTATTAGTTCCATCAGTAGAAAATGTAAGAGTTGATCCTGTAGAGCTTCCTGTTTTTGGAACTAGATTTAACTGCTTGTTGCTTTCATTCTTATATCTTGTCTTGAGCAAATCAAGTCTTATCAAATTTTCATCTGACAAGTAATCCTTGTAAGTTGAAATCAAAGATGTGTCTGCAATACCTGAAATTGCTGCTGGTTGCTGTCCAATTAGAGCGTACTCAAGGCAGTCATACAAGTTGCTATTATCGCCATCATATTTCAATGATCCAATGATAGAAGTGATTGCGATTCCAGAGTTTGTAAACCCGCTTCCTGTCTCGTGCTTTATGCTAGTGCCAAATGTCCAAAGATCTGCAAAAGAAAATTGAGCATAGTATTGTTGATTAGTTCTAGTAAAAATATTTGTAATCAGATTGTTGAAATCGTTTGAGAATCCTGATGACATCTTCATAGAAGCAGAATTATCAAAAACGTTTGATATTACAAATTTAGGCTTTAGATATAAGTAGCCATCATCACTAGAAATAACACCTTTGCTTTTTCCACTATCCCAATTAACTTCAGTGTTATTGTAATTACCAATAGGAACAATAGTTTCTATTGGAGCATAAGCATTGTCATAATGTGCTTGAAAGAAGAAGTCATAACTTGTACTAATTCCTGTCCAAGTTATAGCATTTGCACTAGTATATCCATATCCAGAATAAGGATTACTTGTAGATGCTTTTTTCCACTTAAAGATTGGAATAGAACTTGCTGTTTCTTTAATAACAAGGGCTAAAGTTGTTGATCCTGTTCCTGGTATATCTAATGCACTAATAAGATTGAAACTTGTAAATCCACCAACATTTACACTTGAAGATGTGATAGGACTTGAAGCAGCTAATTGAGTTTGTGGCCTTATATTGGCGTCAACAGAGTAAACATAAGCAGTAAGAGTTGTATTTGCAAGACTGTCATTATATGAAGAATTTGCAATGTTGTCTTGTTCTCTAATTGACAGGAATGCAGATACTTTTGAAATTGTGCTTGCAGTTGAAGATGTAGTAAATGTCTGCGCTAAATATCCGACTGAAGAACTATCATTATTTATAAATCTGATGTCATTTGAAGGCTTGGATGCAAATAGTACTGGACTATATCCTTCACTTGTATTTTCACCAGTTCTATACCAGCAATCACCATCATCAAGTGTGTACCAAATTCCATTATTACTACAAGCAACTAAAACATTTTGAGTGATGCTGTCAAATGTAGAAGAAAAGACTTGAAGATCATAAACACAAGTTGGAAGTGTACCAATGTAGTCTGATCTTTCAAAAGAATTTCCCTCATCAAAAGATCTGTAAACTCCATCATTTGTTCCGATGTAAATTTTAGATTTGCCAGGAGTAGATCCAATAGCGGCTTCAGTGTCAATTGCATAAGAGAAACAATGTAGTCCTCTCAAATATCTGCTCTCAACAATGAAGTCAGAAGAATTTAAATCATCTGGATAAGAATATTTCCAATTTCTTACTTTTAAAATACCATCATTAGTAAGAATAAATAATGGATTTGCATATTCTGATTTCTTTGTAAGTGAAGGAACGCTATATGCTTGAAAAGATTTATAGAATTTGTTTACGCCTTCAGGATTTCCAGCATTGAACATTTTTCTCGGAACAAGGAATGAAGAGAATGTTGAATATTGTGTGCTATTTGTCATAACATAATATCCATCGTCTCCTGCTGCGTGTAAACTTTCAAATTCAGATACAGTTCCAGCACTATTCTTTGTATACGTACCTTTGAAAAGTCCATTTACATTATTCGAAGTAAGTTTTAGGAAGTCAGATAGGAAAGTAGTAGAACCAAGCTTAATACTTAATCCATCACTAGTTGCAAATGCTTCAAATAAAGAACCATTCCAGAAACCAGTGAGATATGCATTTTGTCTTGCTGATGAAGTTTGTTTTTGCCAAGTTGTGTCAAACTTCCAAAGCCCATTAGAAGCGCCAACAATTATTTCAAGATTCGGATTATATGAAATATAACTGGTATCAAAAGCACTGTCTAATGTGCTTTCAAGCTCCCAATATCCAGTATATTTCCAAACACCCTTTTCAGTAATTATTCTTGTACCTGTGCCATCTTTTGTCAAACCAATAATTCCCTTGACTTGGATTGGATCACTTTCAAAATCATTTACTGTTGGAATTAATTCTGTTCTGTTTTTGAATGATGAATTTAAACTATCAAAACTAGCATTACTTGAGAAATTATTAATTAATAAAGTGTTCTTAAGTCCTCTTGTATCTGTTTGTGATATAAATGGCGCAGTAAAGTCAAATATAGTTGAATTTATTGATTTGATTTTTCTTGCTAACTCTTGAATATTGGAATTATTTTCAGATGCCAAGTTGTATGTCTGATTTGAAATTGCAAGATAAAGATCATCTTCCAATCCAGAAACAATCTCATTTTTAATACCATATACTTCTGTACCAACATCAAATGTAGTAGTGCTTGTAAGTCTTGCTACAGATAATGAGATTTCTGAAGGAAAAGAAGTATTATCAATTGATTTTATTATGGCAATTTCATAATTATTGCCATTCTTCAATTCTATCAGAGAATAATTTTCTATATCTTGATTGACATATATTTTAGTGTCTGTATTTGAGTTTGCTCTAGCTAGTAATGCAATAGGTTTTTTTGTTTTATATAGTGGAACAAATGTTGAAGAATGAGGTTTTGTTCCAGCATCCGATATTGTTGGAAAATCATGAACTACAGACAATTTTACATTATCAATATCTTTTTTAAGTACTGATTGGGTAAATGTTATTTTGCCTTCAGACGCATTGGAATAAAATGGAATTGTACTTGGTTCATTGTTGATATAAGTAATTATTCTTGTGCTATCAGTTTGTGTATTATTCCAAGGATTTGTTGTGAAAGTATTGAAACTTCTTTCATAGAATAGCTGATTACCAGGCACATATGAAGTTCCAATTGATACCATTTGATAAGGATAATTTAAGGAAAAGCTAGTTATTTGATTATATTCTTTATCAAAAACTGCAAACTCTGTATCATTTTCGCTAAATGTATCATTGGCTCTTTTCCATCGATAATCAAGAGAAAGAGTGTTTGAAATATTTACATCTTGCCAAAGAAGTTCTGTGCTAATGAAAATGCCGTTGTTTGTTCCAGCATATAATTTTCCATAATTTGAAGTATCATCATAACTATAAAGAGCATTTACTGATCCTTGGAAGACAGGTTCCCAAAATAATTCAGTATATGCTGTTGTAGATCCAAAAGATGTTTCTTGTAGTCTTGCAATTCCATTTGAATGACCAACTAAATAATCAGTTGGAAATGTAGTTGAATTTCTTTGAACTACGCAATTAATGATATTACTAGAACCAGCCCCAGTAGGAGTTGAATTTTGATATATCTTAAGTCTCTGAACTTCCCATACAACATCAGAAGTTCCAAAATTAAACGCATCTTCAACTACAAGGTGCCAAGAGCTATCAGCATTAATTGTTCCGCTTAAGACGTAAACAGTTTTCCAATTGATGAATTCAGCGTTGACATCTAATTCAGTTGATCTTGTCCAACTTCCAGCAGATGCAACATAAATTCCATTCTCTGATTTAGTTGTTTGGTTCTTAACTAAAACAATATTACCAGCACTTACAGATACACCATCAATTATTTGTGTTCCTGTTAGTGAGATATCCCCAGTAGTAGCACATAAAGCATTACTAAAAGAAGTAGTAGGTTGCGAGAATGGAAGAGACCAATACTTACCTGTAGCATCTTCAATATACTTTGCAGTGTGAGTTATAAATGCTTGATAATCATTCCACCAGATAATATTATTTTTGTAAGTGCCATCTTGAATCCAATAAATTCCCTTTACTGGCTCGTCAAATATTTGTAATAATTGGCTAAAGTCTCCGTAGTAAAGTCCTTTAGTGCTTGTACCTATTGCTCCAATGTATAACGCTCTTTGAATAGTGACATCATCTTCAGCATTTTCAACAAAAGTAGTTTTTTGAACAGATATTTCTTCAATTCCAGAAAGATTATAGATATTAGTTATTGCAGTACCTGAGCTATTATAAAAACTTGAAATTTCACTCCAATTCCAATTTTGATAAGCTGTATTGTCTGGAATGATACTGTAATAAACTTTATCGTTTGTCAAACCATATTGATAAGTTTGATAAGATCCGTCTGCAGTTTTATCAGAAGAAATCTTAAAAGCACTTATGGTTTTTGCTATTCCGCTTTCTGTTATAGGAAGTTTTAATTCAGACCATACATCCTCAGTATCTTTATAATAAACTTTCCCTAAAGTTGTTGATGCATAAACTTTCTTAAAATAATTTTCATTTGTCGGATAAATTATATTGTCTTGTAGTGATAATATTTTTCCAAAATCATTTTGCCAGTTTGTAGTTTGTGCTGTGTTGCTATTGATATTAAATTGAAACAAACCCCTAGAAGAAGCAACATAAATTAAATTTAAACTAGAAAAAATATTTGCACTTTTATAGAAGAAGCATAAACTATCATTGTATTGAATGGACGAATTTGTATTCTGAGGATATAAGTATGATTTTCCGATACCTGTTACTAAGAATTTATCAGGAACGAAAGTCAAAGTTTCTTTATATCTATTCTCGCTAAAATGGTTTATTCTTAAGTTATTGAGTGATATTTTACCAGTTGATATACTGTCTGCAGATAAACTATTGATAAAATCATTTGAAAGTGAATTTCTAATTTCTTCTTTGCGAGAGATAATAATTACTCTTAAATCTGAAAATGTGAAGTTATCATAGTTAGGTATTGAACTCTTGAGGAGTATTGTTCCAGAATACGGATTGATTTCATAATTTACTGGTTCAATAAGATTTTCTGACAAATAAACTTTTGCATCATTATATTGAAAATCTGTCCAAGAAAAATAATTGTACTTATCTGTAGTAACTCCAAGAGCGTCAGTAAATTGATAAATCGTGCCATCTGTCAAACTTATATAACTTTCAAAGACTAATGAACTTGAAAGCAAAGCTTGATTGACATCTATAGCAAAAAGAGTTTTGTCAGTAGAATATGGCAAATATACTTCTATTTTAGAAGTTGCCTTTATATTTTGATATAAATATAATTTATTTGTTTCACTTATTGAATAATCTGAAGTAGAAAGTATAGTTCCATCGAGTTTTACAACAGGAGTGCCGTATCTTGTCAAAGATTCGTTAAAAATTGATCCATCAGACTTCTTGAGTACAAAAATATTGGTATTGTCATAAGAAAGACTTCCATCATTATTTGATGCAAACAAGACTAGATAATTTCCTAAATCTATTTTGGAAGCTGAATTAATTTCTCCCAAATGTTTGTGTTTGAGGTATGAAAGTTGAAGTTGTCTTTGAAATTCTCCTGAAGATTCATTTATTTGATTTCTTCTTTCTTCATATATTATTTCTGAAATAACATTATAATCAGTATATGTTGGGTCTGCTTTATAAATTACAGTTGCAAGATAGACTGCATTCGAATATGTGTTGTATTTAGCATCAGGAATTAATGGGCAAGTAATATTACATACTTCATCAGATAAAGTAGATATTCCAGACTCAGCCCAGACATAAAAAATATTACCAATTGTTTGCCTAAAGTAATATGGTTTTTCTGTCTTTGCTGCATATTTATCAATGATGCCATCGCCTGTGCTAACTTTTATGCACTGTTTGAAAGCATTTTCAAAATATAAATTACTTGTATCTAATGTAAAGTTTGACGATGCAACACTGCCAATCCATAAAGTTTTTTGATTTACTGTGCCTGAACTTACATAAACAACAAAGTTATCAGAATAATCTGAAGAAGAATTAAGTAAAGAATGTCTAGTCCATGAGCCAGAGGCGACAGTATAAACGCCATTTTGAGAAGATGTGGATTGATTTTTCACTAATACCAAATCACCAACTACTACAGAAATACCATCTATTGTTTGAGTATTGGATAAAGTAATATTTGTAGTTGTAGCTGCTAAACAAGTTATAGAAAAATTAAGATTCAATAAAGCAAGTTTTTGACCATATTCGCTTGATGCACTAGAATTGTATCCATCAAGAAGCAAAATTTGATCAGCTCTACTATCTTCTAACTTTGTTACATTCCACCCATTGATGATTCCAGGCCCAAAGAAAGAGTATATGCCTGAAAAATTGGTTTCAGCTGTAAGCATATTTTCATAGTCATAACCTGGATACCAAATATCGCCAAACGATGAATATAAAAACTTGTAAATTGATGTACGATTAGCCATATTGTCTATAAACTTGGATTGAATTTGATGCTAGCATCTCCTATATCAAGTTGTACGGCAAAATCATAGACCATAGATGGAGTTGTTCCTACACTTGTAAGAAAAATTCCAAATCTAATTTTGCTTGATGCTTCTGATAATTCGAATGTTTGATTAGGCGAAATTACTGTGTAGTTAGCAAAATTAAATGTTTCATTAGTGTCATCAGAAGTTGTGTATCCGTACACGATGCTACCATTGTTTTTTAATTCGTTAGAGGATAATAATCCTCTTTTAATCATTGGAGCATCAGTGTCATAATTAGATGTATCAAACATTCTTGTGAAGAAATAGCTGCCTGTTGATGAAGTGTAAGAAATAGTCAAAGACAGCAATTCTGGAGTGACATTTGGAGTAGCAGTTATCAACTCTACTTTGTATTGCAACCATTTTCCTGAATATGCAGATAAATCTACTGACAGTGATTGTGTAGTTGTTTGTGCAAGACTGTCATTGATTGTGGACAATGACTGAGGATCTCCGTATGATGCAGCAATACATTCTGCTCTTGTATTGCCAGTTTTTACATAAATATTAACTTGTGTGCCGTTATCTAATGAAGAATCTGGGCTTGATGGATATTTATTTAAAATTAAGGCAACAATCTGTGTCCACGTAATAAGTGTTGGAACATAAATTGGCTGAACTTCATAAATTCCATACTCTCTGATTTTACGGTCAGGAGCGTAAACTGGGTAAGTTCTTGAAGGGGGAACATAAATCCCCTTCCTAGATAGCGAGTTGTCAGCATTCTTTTGAATTTGATAGATAACGCCTGAATTATTAGTCGTAGATAAATTCTGGTTATTAGAATTAGTATTTGTCGTTGTTGTGGGTGTAGTATTTGCATTTGTTTGACCCTGTGTTGGATTATTATTCTGGTTGTTCTGAGTATTTCCAGTCACAGGATTGATTGTTGTATTTGAATTTGAGACAATAGTAGTGTTGGTGTATTGAATAAATGAACTTGTGTTATTTGCTGTATTTGCCACCTGTATCATTCTGTCACTTACTAATGGAAATCCAGAAGCATGAGCTGGAAGAGCTACGCCTTGAATGTTGCCTGCTTCATCCTTGAATCTAGCATAAATATATCTACTGTTGTTTTCATATGGAGTTGTAGTAAATTCATAAACACTACCATCCATTCCAGCACCGTAGAATGTATTTCCAATTGCAGTGACAGATTTTATTTTACTTGAGCCGTAGAATTGCGAAGATGGAATTGCTTCAAATGTTTCTCCAGCTGCTTTTTGCCACAATAATTTAAAAGTAGTTCCAGACCCAACATTATTAGTAGTTTGAAGCTTTATCTTGAGTAAATCGCCTTCTGTTGTATTAAAAGCGTTTGTTGAATAAAGAGTCGTTAAATTTGTAGATTGATTATAATTACTTATTTGTAGAGTATCATTAACAAATAAATTATACCCAACACTACTATCAATTCTAAATGATAATGCGCCATCTTTTGAAGCTAACACTGCCCCTTCAAATGAAACAGAACTATTTGTAAAACCTGTTGGAGGGATAAATGAACTTCCAATAGCTCCTGTGTAATTTATTGCTTGAGTTTGACCTCTATATGCAACAAAATTGTAGCTTTCAATGTCTCCTAAATCTGTCCAAGTAATACCAGATCCAGTGTAAGATCTCCAAGTAGAGTTTAGTTGATTTGTATCATAAGAATATGAAACTATTTTTTTAAAACCATTTATTGACTTAAAATATCCATAAGTTCCATTATCAGCGCTAATAAAAATATAGTTGCCATTTGGGTCATCATAAATATAATGAATATGGTCAGCATAAGTGTCATAAAGTTTAGACCAAGAATTAGCTGTTGCATTTGTAAACGATAGCTCCCAAATTTGGCCTCCTCTAAATCCTGCTACAACTGAATTTCTTGTAATTGATTTTGCAAGATACTCAACATTGTCAAAGTTTGAGGATAATGTTTGTACCCATTCAGAATTGTAATATTTATAAACTGCAGACGCTGCACTTCCATAATCTCCACCAACACCTACATACAAAGTGAAATCTTTAGCCGTTAATGCAGATACTTGGTCATATGAAAATGTCTTGATTTCTGTTATGGATTTACCATTGTACTGATAAACTGAGCATATACTTGTAGAGCCTTTAGTTGATCCAAGGAATAAATTATTTCCCAATGATGTTATAGAAACAATAGGCTTTAGTAATTTATAATTGGTTGTTGACAAAGGATCTTTGGCATTTAATACACTCCAAAACTCTCCATTAAAAGATGTGAAAACAAGTCCATAGTTTGTTCCAGCGTAAGCTCTTCCATTGTAAACATGAATACAAGTAATTTGATATTTTTCGTTTACAAGTGATTCATTGAGAATTTCATATATAGCACCGTCTTTATAAACGAACATTTTGTGATTTGCTGCAATAAGAACTTTGTCATTGAATGTTGCAACTGCTGTAATTTCAGAAGAAGCATTTCCTGTTTTTTTGGACCACAAATATGCTGCATTAGTAAGATCAATATTTGTAAAGGTAGTTTCACCAGCAGAAAAATCTATGAATCCTTTTGCATCTGCATTTGGAAAAGATGTTGCATCTCTAAAATCTGAGAATCTTGATATTTGTGCTGATACTACATCTGAAAATTGATCATAAGCAGCAATAGTTATGTCCCCACGTTGATCAATCGTAAAATAATCTCCCTGATATGCAATACGGGCAGCATACAAAGAAAGTGGTGTTGTAAAAGTAAAGTTTAAATAATCTGTTGTTTCTGAATCTGCAATATTTTCAACAATATCTTCCCAGTCAGATGTTTTGGTTTTTTTTACTTGCAGGATATAAGTCTTGGTATTCTTAGCAGTTGCACCAACAATTAAATTTGTAACAGTTGGATAAATATTGTTTGTAGAGTTAGTTAGATCTTCATAAACTGGATCAAACTTTTTATAGATGTAATTTGATTGATCATTGCCAATAACTTCAAATTTTGAAAGATCAGAACTTCCGCCATAAACAGATACCTCTTTAAGTGGAATTTCAAATAAATCAAGTAAATAATCTTTAGAAGACAATTCCGCTGATGCTGTATTGAATGCTGTAATTTTATAATATGGTGAAGTATTTGCTATTCTAATCCAAGTTGTATTTGTAGAGTCATAATATGCAAATTCAGAAGATGTATTTGTGAAATTAGCAATATCTATAGTAGCCTGCCCAACAACGGCTATAGGTAAGTTGTCTAATGTTATATGAATCCAGTAAGTTGTATCTGCTGTTAAAGTAATTCCAGTATTTGTAAAGGAATATGAATCAAAAGAAGTAGTCAAATCATCAAATTGTATTGATGAAAAACTGCCAAGCGATGCAGAAGGAGCATCATTTGTGGAATCATGAGTATATAAAGCAACATTAATTCTGTCGCCAAGATTTACAATGCTTCCAGTTTTTTTGAGTTTCAAAAATATTGTTGAAATATTTTGTGCTTTATCGGAAACAATCTTAAATGCATTTATAGTTTTAGAAAATGAATAAGATGTAGTTGTGTCAGTGTATTCGGTAGTTATAGAAGAATATCCAGTGCCAGAAAAATAATGCACTTTAATTCCTGGATCTACATCATTTGACTTTCTGTTAAGTATTAATATGCCTTTTGGTGGGACAGTATCATAAATTACGCTTGCATTGGGATAAAATTCGGATTTAACAAATACATCCGTAGTTTCATCTTCAATTTCATAACCTATCGAAGTACCATTGTTGAGAGCTTCGTTCCAATACTTTGGATCGAAAAATCCGTTATTATCATACCCCATAATTTGATATTATAAGCGGTTCAAAATTTGCAACATAATTACTTGAGCTATCTCGTAATGCTGCAGCTCCGCCATCCCCACTATAACCAACTTTGACTATACTGTTATAATCAATTTTATTGTAAAGAGATAATTTTACATCTGTGGCAAATGTAACTCCCAAACCAACTGCTGATTTTATAGGAGTGAATTGACCATTGATAGACACAAAAAATGTTTCGATGCCTGTTGAAGGAAGCATAGGTCTAGATCTATTTTCTGTAAATTTTAAATAAATATCTTGCCCATCTTTATCTATATAACTATTTGATCTATCTAAAGTTGGAGCAGTTGTGTCAGTTAAATTATTGACTGCTATGATAGGACTAGAAAGTGTTGCAACTTTATTGGCATTTGAAGTTCTATCAGTTATAAAATTAGATACAGGCTGGTTATAACTTACAGACACAATATCTTCAGGGCCAAAATATGAAGACATTATCAGCGAATAAAGAGTTGTTGCAATCCCAGCATACAATAAAGCAGTTGCACCAACACTAGATATAGTTTTTGCTACACTAGAGTACGAAACTCCAAATCCAGTGGGTGATGCTGGAGTTGTAGTTGTTGACATTCTCACATAAACAATATTTCCAGAAACACCAGTACCTGTGTATGCTTGAGTAATTCTCGGTAAAAAAGTAGTGCTTGTAAGATTAGTTACTGCACTTCCAGCAAATGAAACAGCGTAAGTTAGGCCTGTACCAGTGCTATCTTTAATTTTGAAAAAATCAGATACTGGTTGAGTGTATGTAAGAGTGACTGGATTTGTTCCATCATTTACACCCAATCTTGAATTTAAGTCAAGAACTAAGACTTTACCGTTTGTAGCGCTTGTAGGGTCCAAAACATATGCGTTTGAAATTGCAATTCCAGAACCATTTTGGCTAACCGCAAAACCACTTATGCTTGAAGTTGGAAGAAGGGGTGGAGTAGCTTCTGTGTAATAAACGTAAACTTTTGTTCCGTCTGTACTTGTAGTTGAATAATTGTATACAGGAGGGTTGGCTTCTTTGGTAAGATTTGAAATACCAACGCCTGTAAATGATGATACAAATGATTTTTGTGTATCGTTGTCGGATAATTTTGCGACTGTGCTGCCAAAACCAGTAGCATTGTAAGATACAAAGACTGTTTGTGCAGTTAAAGCTACTCCACTTCCATTATACGAAGAATCTACAATTCTGTTTGCATCTGATAAAATTAATTGTAATGTCTTCGGTGAACTGGCATCAACAAAAGTTGATGATGGGGTGATTGTAGTTGCAATAGCTCCAAAATTTTTACTTACGGAAAATCTTAATTCCAAACCAGTAGCAGGCTCTAGTCCTGTGCTATCTATATCTTCAAAGTTTAAATAAATTCTTTTACCATCAAAAGAAGTATATGATAGATTGGTCAAGCTTGTAGATATTCCAGGACTAGCGCCACTGAAAGCTATAAATGTATTTCTCAAATTTTCACTCATTATGGGTTGATATTTCCGTAGTGTCCGCTCAAGAACAATTTGCCTTTATAACTAATTGCTGTCAACGGCCTGATAACGCCATACAGATTATAATTACCAGCATTGTCAAAAATCTTTTTTCTTGCAAAATTGATGTCTTCTAGGTACCAACTTTCTGAATCTGATTTGTAATAGAAAATCTTGCTTTGTCTGTCGTCAGGATTTTCTGAAATTTTGTCGCTTATAAAACCATCTGTAGCACAATATAATGTTCCATCGTGATAAGTAAATAACCTAACACCACCAGTTGAAGGAAGTTTTACAGACTGATTGAAATCAACAACTTTACAATTTGTTGGGACATAAATTTCACCTATAATAAATGAAACTCCTGAGTAGCCAACCAATGAATCTCCAGCATTGTTATCAATTTTTCCAAATTGTATAAATGGATGGTCGTAATCAAAGCTATTTGCTGTTGAATCTAAATACTTAGAGCTGTATGTGTCAAGAGAAATAAAGTTTTTCTTTTCTAAAAATGGATTTTTTTGTTGACCCAAGTAAATTTTTATATCACGGTCTTCAACTATCCATCTTATTCTTGAAAGTTTATTATTGATATCAAAAACATCTTCAATCGATTGAATTTGAATTAAGTCAATAATAATCTCGTCAGGTCTATCAGCATTTTCAGGAAGATCTACAAATTCTATTTGCAGCCTTCCAACAGTACCTTTCCAAATAGGCTCAATCTTGTATTGAATATAATCATCAGACGAATGCAAAGCTGTCTCAGCACTTATATTGAAAATACCTCCATCATAAGCCCAATAAGCTTTTATTTTTCCAAGACTTAATACTTTTGACTTTGGTTTAGCTTTTACTCTAATTGAAATTACAGAATCTAAATCAACATCAATGCTTAAATTATCAACATAAATTGATGGATTTCCTGTTAAAGCGGGAATAATCTTTAGAACATATTTGTCATAAGGATCATTGAAGACATCATAATTTGTTTCAGTTGTAGCAGATAAATTACTAACAAATTGACCAATAGTCCAAGACTGCACACTAGAGGAGACTACTCCGTTTGAAACACTATAAAATTGCCAGTCTGCTACCAATCCAGTTGTGACTAATGCTTTTTCAACAAGATTCAATCCACTAGAAAGCTTTAATGTTGATGAATTAAACTCGATTGAATATTGTCCGTAAAGATCTGCAATTTGAAAACCTTGATATCCAGAAAGTGAATTTGTAGGGATTTGTTCAGAACTATTTAATGTTGTTTCGTTTCTCAAGTCAGATGATGTTGCAGCTTGGCTAGAATTCAAGTTGATAACTTCAGCTTCAAAAGTATAGCTTGGCTTTGTTATCAAAAAATTTCCAGATGACAGATAATCTGTGTAATTCAAAATATATCTGTTGCCAGTGTTGATGTATCCAGTTTCAATATAGAAACCGAGCTTAGTACTTCCAGAAACAATATATTGAGTAATGTTTACAAGGGATGGAGTATTATTAGCACCATTGTAAACATAAATTCCATTGAAAATACTATTTGTGCCTGAAGCAGTCTGATCTTTAAGTAGAAAAAGATCATTTACAATCAAATCATATCCATCAAGAGAAGTAAAATTATTCCAAGTTGTTATTGATTCCCAAGATGCACATTTGACATTAATAAAATTTTGACTTGGAAGATTATCTCGTAAAAGTTGTTCCCAATCAGATCCTTCAGAAATTTCATATAATCTAGCACCATAAGTTGTAGCTCCAGTAGAAGATCTTGTATTGCCTTTGACTACTAAAAATTCATCAAATTGCGCTGGATTATTTTCTACATGAAATCTTGCAATTGCCACATTTTCATCATTTCTTGACAAAGTATTGTTGTCATATGAGTAAAATTGTGCTGGAGCTGGATCATTCATAAAAACTTCATCAAATAAAATTGATGTCCAACTTTCATCTATTGTTGGGTTGGAAAGTGGAACTTCAGAGTAAGACCAAATTTCAGGCTTTTTATCAATTCCAGCTAATACTTGATTTTTACCAACGGCCAAGCATCTAACTCCAAAATCTGTTGCCTCATAATCAGTAATATTATTTGCAATCAATGTTGAAGTTTCAAGAGTTTCAGTTTCTGTTTCCTTGACAATGACTTCCTCAGTAATTAAGTTTGTAGGCTGTGATAAAGAAATATTTAGCGATCTAGAGTATCTATGAACTTTTTTATTCAAAGCTCCAAGAAAAAGCTTGTTATAAGCAGAAACCATTGAAAGAATTCCACCTGTATTTGCTGCTAATTCACCTAATGGGTAAACTTGTTCCCATTGACTTCCATTATATGCTGTACTTAATTTTGATCTAAATAATCTTGGTAATTGATCTGAAGCAACATACAAATAAGGTTCAGTTTCATGTTCAAACTTATGAGAAATCATTGTAGAAGCAGAAAGATCTACACTATTGTCTTGAAGAATGAATACTGGACCACTAATATATTCGCCATTGTAGAACCAGATTTTTCCTGATACGCCAGAAAGATAAATTCCACCATCAGAAGCAACCATAGAAGTAATTGCTCTTTCTGCTTGATTTTCAAGATCAATAATTTTTTCAAATGAGACAAGATTTGCTATATGAATTGAAGCGTAATATCTTTCCAAAACTACATTTACAATAGAACCATCTACTGGAGTTTCAAAAATAAGATAATTATTATAATCATCAACTCCATAATTTACCGAAGAGTTGACAAACAATTCATCATTTGAACTTACTTTATAAACTCTACCTAAGTCATTTGTATTTGTGCCGACTAACTTGAATGCAGTCCCGGCAGTGTAAGCTGGATCAAGACTATCTACTAAGGAAATATTTGTAAATCTTTTCTTTGATATTCCAGAGAAGTATAATATTTTTTCGCTATCATTAGGTCCTTTCCAAGAACAACTAGCTGTAAAAATTGTCGGCACCATTATACTTTTGGTCTCCTAATTGCATTCCACTTAACTTCAGGTTGAGTTATGTTATTACCAAAATCTCTGAATTTTATTTCAACTTTCTTAACTCCATCGCTTTCGCCTGCAAAATCTACCTTGACATATGGAGAATAAGGTATCCATTCTGACCAATCACCATTACCTGTGTCTAAAAGTCTTCTTATTTGAAAATCCTTAATACCTGTAACTATGTCAGTACCATCTATCTTCATCCAAGATTGAGGAAGATTAGATATAATGGTTTCTTGATTGGTTTTTGGATCAAAGAAATTCACTGTTCCATAAGGTGCTTGAGTATCTACTAGTGCTTGAGAAGTAGCAACAAAAGTTAATGGATTGGATTCTGAAATATTTCCCATGTAATCCATCAATTGAACCCAAATTTTTCTTTGTCCAGAAAATCCAATATTTTGATTATCGAATGCTGTATTCTTTGGTCCAAGGGCATAATAATTTAAGTGACCATACAGATATAAATAGTATGAATTTTCTGTGTTGACTATAAATTTATCCCAAGGAAGCCAAGGAGTATAATTTATAAATGAGTTATCAATTTCTTTTCCTACTCTAAAAGCAAGAATTCCAGACTCATTATCCTCTGCTTGAATAGATAACTGCACCATTCTCAAAGTAGACTCTGTAGCAACCAGAATATTAGGAACATCTCCAGAGTATAGTGGTGGATTTACATCTACTTGAGATGGACTACTTAATTTTGTTGAATAGCTAGAAATATTTCCATGAGATACTGCTCTTACTCTATATTGAATTGAGTTTTTATGAGTCAAATTCTTAGTTTTTTCTTCATATCTAACGTGAAGTTTATGCCAAAGATTGTTTGCTCTTCTGTATCCTGAAAATTCTGCATTTTGTATGAAATCTACATCAGAAAGTTCTATTCCATTTGCTCTACCCAATGCTGAATTAAATGGAACTGTTATAGCCACCCAAATCACATCAGATTGTGTTATGTTTTGGTTCCAATCTGAATCTGCCAACTGAACTTGGATAAGATTATTATTCGGACTATTATTGAAGCCAGCTACAAATGGATTGTATAAAACAGATTTCCAAGAAGTAAGTGGATTGCTATAATCTGGCAAAGATCCTAAATTCTTAAAAAATCTTATCTTAAGTTCGTTCATTGGAAATGGTTTGTCGTATCCATTCCAATGTAGCTTGAATTCAAATAATTTTGGTTTTGTTGTTGTGATAAAGCTTGATATTTCACCAACAGTAATAGATTTAAAGAATGTAGTGCTTATAAATTTATCAACAAGATTGCCATTAAAAGTTACTTGTGATTTGTACCAATTAGTGTCTGCATTTACAGTTCCGCCAGTAATTCTTAACGGGACATTATAATTTGTGGAAGTTAAAGCAAATCCAGAAACAGACTTGACATAAACTCCATTTTCAGTATTGTCAATTTGATCTTTGACAAGAATTTTACTTCCGACTGCCAATGAAGAAAGTGCAGTGCCATCAATTGTCAAAGATGTAATATTTGCAATTGTTATATTTGAGCCTGTTGTTGTTAAGGAGATTGTATCTGGTGTTGGTTCTACTGCTGTAAATAATAAATCAGATGTGCTCAATGTAATTGGATCTGGAGTAGAAAGATACCATTTTGTACTTGCTATTGTAAAGTCTTGTGGAATTCTAACCATCATACCTGAGTAAACTTCTGCGCTAGTATCCATTTCAGGAACTCGTGCTAATCTCCAGGTTGTTGTAGCAGTACCAACTCTTGTCTGATAATAAACTCCATTATGTGCAGTTGTTCCTTGACCAGCAACAAAAATATAATCAGTAGTCGAGGTAACGTATCCGCCATTCAAGACTAACGTTCCCGCAGTACCAGCAGAAAGCACATTTGATGAATATGTTGGTGTATTTGGTAAAGCACTGAAAGTATAATTGGTAGCATCTAGTGTAAGTTTTGGTAATGTGTTGGCTGTTTCATATTGATAATCAATTAAATCAGTCAAGCCACTTAATAATTTCTGACCTAAATAATGTTTTGAATTTGTAGACCCTTCGTCGCTCAATAAGAATGTCTTAATTGTGCTATCGTTGTCAAATTGTTCTTTATAAAAATTAGGAATACCAGACCATTTAAGATCTTGGAAGTAAGTAGATCCATCATTATTATAAGAACTTTTACGAACACCAAATCCAACAAAATATCCTAATCCAGATGTGTTTGAATTAATAGGCAAAAGCATATCAACAGCACCAACAAGATTAATACCATTACCTGTTATCTCTTTGACTAATAAATAAGTGCCGGTATAAGTCTTATTCTTAAATCTACCAGTGAATGAATTTGGAAGTTGTTCAGTAATTTCAAAAACAAATTTTGTGACATCAGCTTGTGGTTGATAAGATCTTAAAACTTGTCTTCTTAATTTATTGTCTTCGCTTCTATATGAAACAGAAATTTCATTTTTTTCACCGCTAAACTTTACTAAAATTGTTGGAGCATTTAGTGGAGCATCAGTATAAGCAAATCCATCATCACATCTTACACCGAAAGGTCTATCCCAATTTACTGTCAAGCTATTTTGAGTATGGGACCTATACGAAGACACTGAGCTGAATGCTACGTAAACATCATCTGATCCGTGCTTAAATGCAAATTCAAATCTGCTTCTGTTGCTTAGTGATGGTTTATATAATTGAAGTTCATAGTGCAAAGGAACAGAATATGAATTGGTGCTATCAAGTTTATCTACTTCATATAAAATAGAAGTGATGTTTGTAGTGAAAGTTACATCAGAAGGAGCATCAGTAAGAACAATAAATTCTTCATTAACAGCATCATTCCATCCATATTCAATTTCAGTTACTGGAGCATTGATAAGTGAAATATCATCATTGGTACAGTCGCCAATATCTGCAGAGAGCTTTGACTTACCTTGAGCTAAAAATAATTCTTCAACAACTAACCCACCAGAGAATGTAGACCCAGTTGCTTGTGAAATTTGATAGCCAAAAGCACTTCCGACTGACGAACTGCCAAAAGATGCCAAGATAGCATTACCTAGCAAATAACTCTTTCTTGAAACTACTGATTGATCTAAATATGGTGTGAAATATGTTTCAACCATGCATAAGTTTGTAGTACCCATAGAAGAGTAATACATTTCCATCAAACCGCCAGATTGAAGCAATGGAAGAATACTATGAGGCAGAGTGGTTATTTGTTTATTTGCGCTATCTGAACCATTAATTCTAGTGTAAAGATATGCTATTGGATTATCATTATTTGGAATATCTACTCTACAAACAATTTCATTTCCATTTGCACTAGTATCAGGAGCAGAGTAAAGTTTTAAAAATGCTTGTGATGTTACAGCAATTCCTGATGTTGTAAATGAAAATCCAGCTTGTGTGTAATAGTCTGTCTTACTTGTTGATGGTGTAAGCTTGGTTTTACTGTAGAAAAATACACCTTTGCCATAACTTGCACTAGTAAGACCAATATTTGCACCTAATGATAAAGACGAAGCATTGTAGTTTCCATCAAAGTATCTATATGCAGTGAGTGTTGTTGATGCTATGGATGCTGATGGTATAAGAGTTCTTTTGGTAGTATTTTTCGCTGAGTATGCATCATAAGTTCCACCAGTGTTTGAAATTTCATAAACACTAGCTACATATCTGCCTATTCCAGTTGTTTCAGTTTGAGCAGATACTTGGTTGCCACTTACAAAAGAAAGAAGTGTATTTTTTCCAACATAACCAGATTTAGCACTTGGTATCTCTGGAAAATCAGGATTTACAGGTATTTCGCCTTCCCATCTAATCTGATCAAAAATACCATAACCCATTGGATACTCAATATCAGTACCATTTGGGCCTTCTAATATGGCTTTCATATAGACAGTAGAAAGACCACCAGATGCGCTTAAAGGCCAGTTGTAGACCTTAAACAACCCAGTTCCACCCGCAGTAGGGGTAGCCATAGTTCCTTGGTTTAATGTATTGTCAAAGAAATAGAGTGGGTTGAGAGTGTATTCATAATCATAAGTTGGATCGAATACATAAGAGTTTGAAGGCCAAGTTTGGATTGCGACAGTTGCTACAGGATCAAATTCTGGATCATTGGATAAATAAAGAGTTTTGATTCTGCGTAAATATGTTAATTCACGAGTGCCACTATCTCTTACTTCAAAGCTAAAAGTAAGAGTATTTCTATTATTATCAAGCGTAGGATCTTTGGAATAAGAATTACTAGTGTAAGGCTGACCTAGATTAATAAATTCAGATTGTAGATATCCGCTTGTAAGATTGTTTGGTAAAATTATTGTAACGTTATATGGCACTTGTAACCACCGCTAAACAGGGAATATTAAAATATTCTTTGCCAGCCGTTTTGAACCCTATAAAAGTTGAAAATCAAACTGGAAAGGTATTGATTTTTGTACAGTTAAAGGGCAATGTACGTCGAAATACATAAATCCATCTACATAATCAATATTATTAAATCTTCCCTGTTTGTAGAAAGTGAATGATGCAGAATAGACCGAAATGTCGTTAGTTGTATCAGCAGAAACAAAATACATATCTACATAAACTGGAGCTTTGACTGTATCCAACCCATTAGGAAGATAAACCTTGAGCTGTAATTTTGGAGATATGTCGCCAGTTGATAATGTATTTTCAATAACAGTATTACAAACAATCTTGAAATAAATTGTTTTTGAAGTTGGCCCCAATCCAGTATTGTAATAGACAATATCATCAGTTAAAGAATTTGTATCAATTAATGCTGGAACAGTTGATATAACTGGGTTTCCTTGTCTTACTGGTCTTGGAGTAGAAAAGGCAAGATCATCATAGCTTCCAATTGAAAATTCAGGCATTTTGCAAGTATCATCAATGAGAAATGAATTAGTTGCAGTGAAAGATCTAAAACTCTGCGATTGAAAATTATTTGCAAAAGAACTTAATTCAGAAACTTTGATAGTTTGTTCTGATTTATCAAGAATGAGTAGAAGAGTATCATTTGATTCAAAACTATATTTGGTAGTTTGAAAATCAATTACATAATCTTTGTTGCCTCTTGAAAAAATAATATAATTATTGTGAATTTCTACAATTGAATCAAACTTAAACTTGACAGAAATAAATTGAATATAAGAGATAACTTTTTCAAAAGAAATTTCTAATATATTTTCTGACAATAAAATGTTAGCCACAGTTTGTTTTTTCATCAACAATCTGGCGCTTAAATCATTTTTACTAACTAAATAATTTTTGTCTGCAGAAATAAACTCAAAAGATAAATTATTTTCATCATCAATTATATTTATTATTGGTTTGTTATTATCTATTTGGATATTCATATTTTATTCCGATACCAAGATGTTGTCATTTGCAATAATTCTCATACCTTTAGGATGAAATAATTCGTTGTTATCCCCCCAAGTAGACAAAATAGTGCCTGAGTTATTTACAAGGTGCAATCTTGAATTTGCTCCATAATTTATTACATCATCAGTAAGTGCATAAAAGTTTGATAAATCTGAAGCTGGTCCAGGCAAAGCTTTTACTACATCATTATTAAAAGTAAGCTTTGTTTCAATATATCCATTTGAAACATTATATACTTGTAATTTTCCAGTATCATTTGAGTCTATTGCTGGGCTTCCCAATAAAACATTTCCATTAGATAATAAGTAAGCTGACCCCAATTTATTATCATAGTAATTAACTATGTCTGAACTTATAGCCCATTGTAATGTTAAGTCAGTGTCATTTTTATAGCATAGAACTGATCTTGAATGAGGTTGGGCTAATATTATCAAAGAATTTATTTCATCGTACTGAACAGACACTGGATTGTAAATATTTGCAAAATGAATGGGCCCTTGCCACAAATCTAAAATTATGTCATCAGATTGAGCATTTGGTCCGTACATAACAGAAGAAGATATAGTTCCATCTCCATTATAGTCCGTTACTGTATTTACAGTAGTTGTAGAAACTGCTAGTCCAGCTGCAATAGAAGATGTCCCTGTTATTGATGTACTTATACCCGCAACAAATTGTTCGGTTCTGTTTACAGATGATACTGTTGATGTTGGAATCGTAGCTGATAAAATTGTATTTGTATTTATAGAAAATCCAGAGTTTGTGAAGCAGCCTTTATCAAGTCTTATCTTTTTGGTAAGCGAATTTTTAAGTGCGACAGATAATGCACGTCCTTCAACAGTGTCATCTATAGTAAAAACATAAGTTGAAGAATTGTCAAAAATTGGATCAAAATATTCACCTGAAAGTCTAGTGTCATCCCCTCTCACAGATATATTGTCGTAATTAATGTAAATTTTTGTCAAATCTACAAAAGATATATTCTGAGAAAATGCAATAAATATTTTTCTTGTATCTGGATTGAATGAAGCTGATAATGCTACAAAATCTCTTGACAATAATCTTAATCTTATGTTGCCTTGAATTACTTTTGTAAAATTACCATCAATATCTGTCAAAATAATTCTATCGTTTTTGGTATCACAAATTATATTTCCACCATTTGGCAAAGATTGATAATCGGATGGATTGTCCAAACCATAATTTGTTGATTTCAGGAATATTTGATTTGGAGTTAAGTAATTTCTTAAAGTCCCAGCATCTATTCCGTCTTCAACTGTTGTTTCTAAAACATTACTAGCTGCAGAAATAAGATTATTATTTCTAAGATACACCCAATTACCTACTTTAGATGTATCGTAAATTTTTAGGTAATTTGTATCGTCTGGATTTGTAACACCATACCCAGCATTTTTATTGTAATAAACATCACTTACCCAACCAAATTTTTGATTTGAGGTGTCAGTTAAGTTTCTGTCATATGCTCTAGTAGTGGCACTGCCAACAGTTGAATAATTTATCTTGAGATTATTAACTGTAGGTGCAAGACTTTGGAATTCATTTGAATACAAAGAAAATAATACATCAAGATATCGTCCAGTACTAGAATTGGTGTTAGGCGTAGCTATAATAACATCAGATTCGGATACTGTCTTAAAATTATAGAATAAATCTGAACTTGTGTTAGATCTACTTTGAATTGTATATTTTGTGCCTGTAGGAACATCTATATCATATTGAATTTGATTGTATTGAGTATTGATATCGCCTGAATCAAATCTCAATAAAAAATTAGCATTTTTGTAAGTGTATAAATCGTTCCAAGTAAAGACAGATGATGATTGATCGTTTGCATTTCTTCTTGCTAATACTAAAGAATCATTATTTCCTGATGGATTTATCTGAGAATCTGTTGGAGTAATAAGCTCAAATTTAATTTGCTTTTCAGCATTCCAACCTTGATCAGTGGAGAAATAAAAACCAAATCCCAAAACAGATGACTTTAGACTATTATCACCAAATGTTGATAAATTCACAGATGAATAAGTGGCAGTTGAACCAGTAAATCCGTAAGTAGTATCATCAAAAATCTTAGTATTTGTTACTGGCGAGATATATATAGTTGATGCACCAGTGCCAGTATTTGGTGCAAAATTTATTTGTTGATCGTACAATAATCCTGGATCAGTATTACCATTGCCAACAACAAGGAACATATAAATTTTTCCAAGTGCTGCCCCAGTTTCGCCCAATCCAGCTGAAAAGCCAAAACCTACTTTTGAATTATAGTCAAATGATTTTGGTTGATCAAATAAAGTATATGCAAATAAACTTGTGTCTACTTTAACTTTATTTGAAGCATATGTTGTTGTAAATACAAGTCCAGTATCCCAATTTCCAGTAGTATCAAAAATACTTGATACTGGTTGAGAAAGAGTTGTGTAGTTTAATGGTGTGTCTATAGTGAAACTACCAGTAGTCGCAGATCCCGAAATATTCACATTACTATAAAATGAATTTACGGATGATCCCAATGAAGAAGCTACTGTTTTGGCTTGCAAGAAATCATTTTTTACAACGAATGATTTATCACCAACAAAATTGCTTGATGTTACACTTCCACTTATACCCAGTCCTGAATTGTAAGGCGCTGTATCATAAATAGTTGCCAAAGTATACTGACTAGGCACAGATGAAGTTTGTTTGAAATTTGCTGAATTTCCAGTTGCAGCATTTGTTGATGTGTTTGGATAAATGCCTGGAACATATGTGATAGTATTTATCTGAGTAGAGTCAATAAAAGTAAATCCAACTCCACCAGTCTTTTTCAAAGCTACTAACATTTGCAATCTATTTGCAATTGACAAATCAGACATTTTATCATTTGCATCATTATTCACAACTGCCAACAAAGCTGTTTCTAGTTGATCATGAGTAAGATTGCCTTTACCTTCTAATGATGAGTGGTTGATAGTGGGTAATCTTGCAGAGTTGAGTACACCTGAAGTAATTTTTGAAGCGTCTACTGAAGAAATATTTTCGCTTGTAATTTGATTTTTAACTTCGCTAGTTAAATCTATGGGTGATGGGTTGCCAGATCCACCAATGTGTTTATGATTTTTTATTAAATATGACAGAGATGAAAATAATGTAATATCTTGTCTTGTAGTTTCAAACAAAGATATAGCATTGGAAGCAACATTGATTTCTAAATATCCTAACGAAATATAATTAACACTATCATTTATTTCAGTTAGGGAAGTAACAAAATCAACGTCGCCTGTTATAGCAGTGTTGGCATTTTCATAAGCATAAACATAGACTTTAGAAATTCCTACGTTTGTTGGAATAGTTGGCAGAGTTACATCTTTTGAAGATGATGTTTTGCCAGCTTTATAAGAGACAAAACCTTTACCTGAAGTAATAGTTATTTTTGTTAATCTAAATTCATTTGAGTAAGTTTGTATACGCCAAGATGGGATAGATGGATCGTCTTCAATAATTCCATTCTTGAAAATTTGATATAGGTTGTACATTTGATTTTCAATAGCTTTAAAACGTAGCTCATCTAAATCAATGTTTTCTGATAAATCTTGGTTTGGTTCAATATATCCAAACCCATAAATTGGTGTATTTCCCATTACTTAATTTCTTGTGGCTTATAATCTGATGTTACTTTTTCAACGCCCCAGTTTGCATATCCCCAGCGTAAAACATCTTGCTCTTCTATTATATTATTTTTATTGACGTTAATAACTTGTAAGGCCTGAGTTACATTAGACCTCAACGTCAAACCTTGTTGCATATTAATAGTGTTCTGTCTTATCTGATCATTTATCACAAAAGATAGAGATTGAAATAATGGCATTTTATACTCCCCCTAAAGAAATTGGCATATTAGTTCCTCTTACATTTGCTGTTATTAAGTTGTTATTTTTATCGTAAGAATAATCTATACTTTGATACACATATTGATCAGTAAAGTTTGCATTTTGTCCTTGGAAAACATTTATCATAAATTTTCCATGAAATGTAAGTGGCTTTGTAACATAGCATGAAAAAGATATTGCGCTTATTGGAGTCTTGGAAACTAGCTCAACACTATCAGTAATTCTTTTCAAGACTTGTTGATCTGGAATTTCATTTCTTTGAGTAGCCCAAATTAAATATTTTTTGAAGCCTACATATGGTGCTTGTGTTGCATCAAAAGGAGCTTTAGCTAGATATTTTAGCAAGCTAAGTTGAGCCTCAATGGGAACATCTTGCAAAGAAACGGAAGCAGGTGAGTATCTTTCATCAGCTAAGAATCCTGTTATAGCTGTACCAAATACTCTGACTCCTGCAGCTAGGTTTTTGATATCAGTAGTAATAGTATATTCATCAACTAACAATCCATGCAAATCAGTTTGAAACTTTGCCAAATAATTCTGTGGATTTGATTCGTTGCTTTGAAAAAGATATTGAGTGCCAGCTGGATTTAAGCCTGTAAATTTCAGATCTTTATCTATGTAGTTATTTCGACATTCCAATATAAATCCATACTTTTCTGCCCATCTAAAAGTTGGTAAAGAATATGGATTGTTTAGTCTTTCTAGAAGTTTTCCAAGTTTGTCATAAATTTTATCTAATGGATTAAGCTTAATAAGATCTTGATTGTTAGTGGAGCTGCTATTTAATCTCAAATCAATTCCACTTATTACTCCACCCGATAATGAATCATTGTTATTTCTAAAATAATATGACCAAAAGCCAGAACTAGCCATAATAGAATCAATAGCTAAGTCATGTCTCATTCCAGCTAGCAAGATGTTTTTATCAAAGTAAATATTATCAAGTATAAATGATGCTAAATCCTGACATGTAAGAGTAAAAGTGCTGTCATTTCCTTTTCTGGAATATGAAGAATTTGTAATAAAACCTTGAAAATAAGTGCTTAAGCTTCCTTGAACATAACCAGCATCTATTGTTACTACCAACAAATTGTTTTCAATAGCGTTGATAAATTTGTATCCTTCTTCGGAATCTATGTTTTTTAAGGTTATTGTTGCAGATTTTGTAATTCTAGATAAATTTGATAAGACTGCTTGACAACTAACAGACCAAGAATCAACCCATCCAGTAACATTTCCAACTTCATAAAAAAGTTGATTTAGTACAGGATTAACAAACTTGTAATCTGTTTCTCCTTTATTGCCTGAATTTAAATTTGCTACTCCTTCAGCAGCTAATATTCCAGGATGAGGTACTTCAATTTGTAAAAATGCTGGACCTTCAATTGTTGTATTATATATGAGTTTTAAATAAACTGTTTTTTTGTCTTTGTCTGCGCTTGTGTAATTTGGAAATTTTATAGGAACTATATCAGAAAATTGATTTGCGTCTAATCTAAAGTCCTTAAAATATGAAATGTTTTTATCTTTTGGATTTGATTCATTAAATCCAGTAGACCTTGGAGATGCATTTATCATATAAGCTGATTTTTCAAAATGTTTTTTTACTACATCGACAAACGCTTTTACATCTGGAATTTTTGACCCAGAATACTTGAACTCAGCAACAATATAGTTTTCTTTAGAATTCGCTGGTTGATCATTATTGTAATTATTAAAAATAATTGCTGAATATCTAAATTTGAGATTGCAATTGCTCATCGTCATAACTATTGAAGTGGCTGGATTAAAATAAACTTCTCTTCCACTAAAATTTATAATAGTGTTCCATTTTGTGATGTCAGGACTAAAACCTATAAGCATGTTTGGTCCTGCGAAATGCACAAACAAATCATAGGATGACATTGTAGTTGAATCTAGTACTGGAGCAATTACATCAGTTTGTATCAAAAACTGATTTGTATCTGGATCATAAATTTTTATGACAGGTTTTTTATTTAATTCAAAAATAATGGCCATACTACATATAAAATCATTATTTTTATCTGGTATCCCACCAGCTACAAGTACTGTGATAGAAGATGTTGATTCTTGAAAATTTGATATTGAAAAATTTATGTGAAATCCATTGTTGCCTAAAGTTCCTCTAGCCAATATCGGTTCTTTGTTGCCATCTGGATTTACAATTTCCGCATTTGTTTGATATACAGCATCAAAAGAAGTTGGAAAATATCTCATTATTTGCGTAACTGTTTTTATTGAAGTTACTTCTACTTGAGCTCCATATGTTGGATCTTTTATTGTTCTGAGTGTTCCTGTATTTTTACCCTTGATTGCTGGACCAATATATTTATAAGCCTCTTTTGTAACTGGGGATAAGTCTGGATTGACAGTATTCCATATGTTGTAAGTGACCAGAGTATTTCCTTCACCTGTAAATGGAATTTTTGGAAATTGAGGGGTGCTTTGATCTACAGGCGCTGTAACAGTACCAGTAGTGGGAGATCCAATAAAAACAGGATCGTAAAGTTCTTTTGAAGGACCTTTGAGTAAGTTTAAGAATGGATCAACTTCGTCAGGAGCAATTGAGCCCCAAGCAAAAGTGCAAGATGATGCACTTATAGATGTATTTACTTCTGGAATTCTAGCATTTTGCAGCGATGACAAAACTTTAAGTCTAGTGCTATATTTTGGTTCAGAATTACCTTCACTATCAGTGTACGTAGGGTTGAAGTCGTAGTTTAATACAGCTAGATTATCTTGAGCTTTTGTCGCAGAAGAAGCTGAGTATTCTCCAGAAAAAAATCCACTTTCTGGTGCATTCAAAATACTTAAAGTAACATTTGTTTTAAGTTGTCGTGGATCTGGGGAAAGGTTCATATATTAATTATAAAATTTAAAGTGATGTTATACCTTTACCCAACTATTTGAGTAATTGGATAAATAGTAAGATTTGTAATAATTGGATACCCGTCAGGTCTAATAATTGTAAAAGATTGTCCAGATGGCTTGATATTAGATGCTAATATGACTGAATGATTTCCACCAGCTGCAATATCATATGCTCCTATAACTCCAGCATTTGACAGAATTACATTTATTGGTACACCACTCTTAATATTTTCATTTCTAGAATTCGTATAGCTTTGTGCAAATCCCAAAGCTCCAAAAGAATTGTCTCCATATGGATAAAAATTATCTTGAGATAAAGCCAAAAGTCCAAGTGCTCCTGTTGAAACTTTTATATATGATTGCCCAGGATTTCTATAAGATGCCACCTGATATCCAACATTGAAAACAGGTATTTCATTAGTAGCGAAGCCATATGAAATAATACTTCTTTCTTCTGCTGGATCTTGAGAAGAAGCTATAATAATTATATTGTTCTCATATGTTGAGATATCATAAGCATATCCCCACCCTCTTAAACTTGACAAACCACTAAACCAAACTATTTGATTATCTATGTCAAATGATATTCCAGTAACAAATCCCAAACCGTTATTAAATCCAACTTCTACTTTAAAAGGATTCAAATAATTTGTACTTCCAATATATTTATCAGGATTTGGATCTATATTGACTGGATAGAATCCTAAATTAGAAATTCCTAATTTATTAACATATCTAGATCTACCACTAACCCAAACTTGTTTATTGTCTATAAATGCAAGTATATAAGAGTTGCAAGATACATCAGCCAGACTGTTACTGGAAGCATAACTAAATCCATTATTAGTATTCGATTTTTCCAATATTGGTTGAAATGAAAATATATTTGTCAAAGGTAAAGATTGACCAAATATTCCGTTTACATTGGAGCCACAAACTAGTAAAACTCTTTTATTAATTGATGTGTCTTCAGCTATAATAGCCGAACATAAATCTCCAGCAGATACTTTGATTACCTTGTATTTTGCTGCCAAAGGAACCAAAGTAAGTGAATTCAACTGTGAAATGTTGGATGGAAATCCAAGCTGACCGTTGCTATTTGATCCACTTGCGTATAATTTTCCATCTATATCTACCACAAAAGTATGGTAAAGACCAGCTTCAATGATTGTGTATTGTTTTGTATCATCTATCAACTGAAATCCATATCTATCAGGTGTATTACTTCCACTTGCAATTGCTCCGTATAATGCTTGACCTGAAGAATATAGTTTATTTGCTAAAGGATTAGGTAGAACAGTAACGTTTACATCTACCGTATATCTTTGACCTAAATTTGTTGCTGGGGTTGATGCAAGTTTTTGACTGTCAAATACTACAAGGCTAACAGTAAATATTCCAACCATGTTGAATTGATTTACAAATGTAGAATTAAATCCAGACTTTACACCATTTATAGACCATTCGAAGGTTATATTTTTGGTATCTTCAGGATCATAAGATCTGGTTCCATCAAAGGTAAAAGTATCTCCAACTTTCAATTCAATATAACCAGTTATTCCTGGCTCATTACCCAAAATAGCAATTGGATTTTGATTTGCTAATGGCGGTGGTGGATTTGAGATGATAAACAGAGTTTTTGACACAGGATCTGATTCTAATCCCAAATTATCAAAAACAGATAAAGTTACTGTGTGATAACCAATTGAGCTAAATGATGTAGATAATGTTGGTGTGTTTGAATTTTGATTCACTCCATCTACAAGCCACTTATATCCATTTATAAATTGATTATTATCTGGATCATAACTTCCATTTGAAGTAAATAATACTGGAGTATTTATTTCAACTTGTGTAATACCTGGTGGCGTTGTGTCTAATACTGCAATTGGTTTATTATTTTTAACAATGTAATCTAGTGTTGCAGTATTACTAGCTCCCAAGTTATCGGTTACAGTTAATGAAACTTTATAAGTACCTGGCTGTGAATAAACTGTGTCCGTATTTACAAGACTTGATCTACTACCATTGCCAAAGTCCCATGAATAAATAAGTTCGCCACCAATATTATCAGGATCGTAACTTCCAGCTCCTGAAAAACTTACTGTCACTGGTGCTTGTCTTGTATTTGATTCTGGGTTTGCTCTAATTACTGAAACGGGTGGAATATTTTCTGGGTTTACCTTAACACCAATTGATGCAACATCACTCCAATCTCCATCATCATCTCTGACACGTAAAGTTACAACATATGGAATAAATCTTGCTGTTGTAAATGTGTAAGTAAAAGTTTTGGTTATAAAAGGTGTGCTAGAAATACCATTCAAATACCATTCATAATCAACTACTGTTCCATCCAAGTCATAAGAGTTTGAATCAAAAACAACAGTAAAAGGAGCTATTCCAGAAATAGTGTTATTGGATGGGGCAGTGTTTGTAGATATTACTGCAAATGGTTTTCTATTTAAAATGCTTACAACTTGAGATGATGTGTTTGATAATCCCATGTTGTCATAAACGGTTAAAGATGCTGTGTAATTTCTTTTACCCTTATTGTAAGATTTCTGCGGAGATTTTTGCAAAGGATCTCTTGTTGTAAAACTTGTTTCATCACCAAAATCCCAATCCCACCTGACCAAATTATTTTCTGGATCTGTAGAATTATCTGAAAAATTAATTACATCAAAAGTAAAAGCATTATTTGGAGTAAATGAAAAAGATGATACTGGAGGCTGATTATTTATAATTATAATTTTTTTAGAGTTTAATGTTTCTAAACTTTGGCCAGCTCTATTATCCGTCAAGGTAAGTTTTGCAGTAAATGTTCCAACCCTATTGTAAGAATGTAAAATTGGGCCTGGAGTTGCAAATTGTTTTGAAGTTCCATCACCAAAATCTATTTGATATAAAACAATATTTCCATCTGGATCATACGATCCAAGTGTGTCAAAAGTAAAAGTATCATTTATCACTCCAGAACTTTTATCAACATTTAAAATAGCAATGGGCAAAACATTATCAGCTGGTGTGACAATTACTAAAACACTGGTTGTATTAGTGCCACCTGAATCATCTGTTACAGTTAGGTAAATTGTGTAAGAACCTTCTACTGTAAAATTAAAAGTTGCGTTTGGTGTGTTTGCAGAAAGTCCATTTGTTGTTGACCAGTTATATGAAACTATGATTCCATCTGGATCATAAGATGTATCACCGTTAAAAGTTAAACTGCCTGGAGCTTTAACGCTTAGAGACGTATAAGTAATGACTGCAACAGGATTTCTATTTGTAATTGTAATTTGTAAATTAGCTGTTGATGTGTCTCCGATATTGTCTGTTACTGTCAAAGAAGCATTATATACACCAGGTTTAGTGTAAACATGGCTTTCTCTTGTACTGCCTTGAAGAATTTTATTTCCATCTCCAAAGTCCCAATTATATTTAGTAATACTCCCATCTAGATCATATGAATTATTACCAAAAAAGTTGACTTGTGTTTGAGACAAAGTTGGATTAGGAAAAGCTGATAATTCAGCCACAGGTAAATTATTTTTAATATTTACTTCAAATATATAAGTATTTGTAAGATTTCCGTCATCTGTAACGGTGAGTTTAACTGGATATATACCAGATCTTGTAAATCTATGTGAAACAACTTTTTGATAGGTTTGAATATTGAAAAACAATGACGAATTAGCTTCAAATTCCCATAGCCATGAAACTATTTTTCCATCTAAATCAGAAGAAAGATCAGTAAAGTTTATCACTGCTGGTGCCAAAATATTATTGATATCAACATTGAATAAAGCTATAGGTGGTTTGTTTGCAGGAGGTGAAACAATTGTAATTTCGATAGAAGATGTAGCTGTTTTAATTTCTGTACCGTCAGCCAATCCATCATCACTTACAGTTAATCTAATTGTATACGTTCCAGGTAGAAAGTATGTATGAGTTGGGTTTTTAAGCAAACTATTTGTCGTCGAAAAAGTTTGTCCATCTCCAAAATTCCAATCCCATTTTGTTATAAAACCATCTGGGTCTATAGATATTTCGGTAAATTTTGCCTGTAAAGGTGTGAAACCAATTTGTGAACCAGAAATATTATTTATAATTGGAGGTAAGTTTATTAGTGGAGCAACTATTACATTTTTTGTGATAGAACTAAATTTACCGCCGCTATCAGTTACTTTCAAAGTTACTTGATATGTACCAGCTATAGAATATGCGTGTGTAGGATTTTGAACAAGATCTGTAGAGCCATCACCAAAATCCCAACTCCACAAAGATATTATCCCATCAGAATCAGAAGATAGATCAGTAAATTCTACAATCAACTTTCTATTTTGTTGAGAAAAATTAAAGTTTGCAATGGGCGGATTATTTCCTGGAGGAGCAACTGTAATTTCAATTGTTCCTGAGACTTGAAGTCCTCCAGAATCAGTAACAGTAAGAACCACTCTGTATTTGCCAGGATCTGCATAAATGTGTTCTGGGTTTTGAACGTCAGCTGTTTGGTTATCTCCAAAATTCCAGCTCCAAGCAACTAATGGTCCTTCATCATCACTTGAAGTATCAGTAAATTTTACTTTTAAATTTGGACTATACGATGTTTGAGCCCAATTAAAAGATGGAGATGGTGGATTGTTGACGGTACCATCCACTGTAATAGTGGGTCCTATAAACTTACTTGAAATTCTTAGTAGGTTATCTCTTATAATCAAAGAAGGTGTAAATTTACCAGCTCTTGTGTAATCATAAGTAAAAGATTGATTATCGAATTTTATTGCAGTATTATCATCACCAAAATCCCACTGATAAAGTTGAATAAACGATCCGTCATTAGCTGGAGAAGATTGATCCGTAAATGTCACACTCAAAGTAACTGAACCTGAAATTGGAGTGCCTGAAAATTTTGCTTGTGGCAATAAATTATTAACTGGCGCTGGGTTGACTGTAATAATTACTGTCGCTGGATCACTGCTAAATCCATTTGCATTGGTCACAACTAAAGATACTTTAAATTGTATAGGATCAGTTGTATTATTTATAAATGTATGAGTTGGATTTTCTTCAGTTGACTGAGTATCGTCGCCAAAATTCCAAACATAAGTCAAAGCGCTTCCACTTGGATCGTAAGAATTTGTTGATAAGAAACTTACAAATAATGCTGATTGACCACTGGTAGGATTTGCTGAAATATTAGCAATAGGTTTTGTATTTGTGATTGTATCTGTATTTGTGGAATCTGATGTATTGATACATTCAATATCAAACTTTCTTACGCCAAGTATTGATGCATATGGATTCAATAAAACAGCTTCTATGTTACATTTACCAGTATCGTAAGCTACTATAACTTTTCCATTGTATTCTTGTTTTTTGCAACTTATTAAGGCTGGTTTGTGCTTAGGGACAGATGCATTAAATTCACTAGAAGAATCATAGTATGTTATGATGTTTTTTCTATTTGATAATTCCAAGACCAATGGATCGTCAAGTCTTCCTTTTATCAAATGGAGCGTTTCATTGCGTTTCAAGTTCATGTCAACTGAATGCATAGCATGCTCAAAATAATAAATATTTCCATTGCACCAAAAAACAGATCTATGAAGACCCAGTTTTTCATCGTAATCTGATGTAAGACCATAAATATTGTAATCAGAATTAATTGTGTTTCCAGATAAAACGTCTAAGTCCAAAAGAGTATTTCTATCTTGAGCTTGGTAATTGGAAATTATTTTTAAATTTATTTTTCGTGGTGTCGCACTCATCGAATATGCAACAGCGTATTCTCTTGATGAAAGTTGCACAATTGTTGGGAAAGATGAATGAGCAGTACCCGAAGAAGCTATTGGTTCTAATAATCTAAAATCTGAAGTAAATGTTGGTGCAACTCCATCTATGAAAATTGTCTTGTCTGTAAGTGGCGCAGTTATATTTGTAATATTAAGTGGTATTGATCTAACTAAAATTGCACCAGGATCAGCATAACCCACATTGAACAACTGTGCAGCTTGGTCAGTAATCAAATATGAATTTAGTTTTGTTGATTTAAATGCTTTTGATAATGTTGAAAAATTTGCATCAACTTTTGGTTCTCCTTGTATGTATGGATGCCAAGAAGCTTGATTTCTCATGTCAGTATTTGCTGATATAAGAGAATCATAATCGTGAGAGCTTGTTGAATTCTTTACTGAATTTCTTTCAGTCAACAAGAATGTATGAATTCTTTTTGTTTGATTTATATGTAGTTCTGAAGAAATGAGAAATGGGAATTCACCTTTTAAAGTAATTCCTATACCTGTATTTACATTAAAACCCACAGGATATTTTTCGTATTGTGTAGTGAAAAAAGAATCAGTTGTAATCACTGCAGTTTGATTTTCTTCACCAGTTTTTGTACTTGGAACTGTGTAAGCAATAACTATAGCTTGTTCAAATCCTGATTCGCATGCAGTAAGATTTGTTGCTATGTTTGTTTTACCGCCCTTGAAAGATGTTCTTTCTCTTTTAGCTTGAGATAAATTCCTCACTGAACTTCTAAAATCTGATGGTGTTGGAAAATTTTTAGATTTTTCGAGTTCAATAAAATGGTCTCTTCTATTTTTTCCGTAAACACTACCAGTCTCGTAAAAACCAATAATATCTGATTCAGAAGATCCTTTATTTTGTTGTGAAAATACTTCGATCAAGTTAGCTTTTCTTACATCTTCTACAGAACTTTTTCTTGGTGGCAAAATAAGGCCATGTCCAGGAGCTCTTGCTATCAATCCACCTCTTAAATGCAACACTGATTCTTGTGCTGATCCATCTTGATTTCTCAAAGATGTATTGCCAAATAAATCAGGCAAACCTGGAGGAAAATCACCATTAATTCTATGGAATATTGTTTGAGCGAGAATTATTCTAAGTTGATTTAAATCTATATCAATTGCTTTTTGATAAGTAGTACCACTGCCTGTAGTTTTTCCATTTGGTAAAGCTAATATGCCTCCACCAAATATCCATGAAGCATACCCAGTATCTGGATTCAGATACTCAGGATCCAGTTTATTGGTATAAATTCTATTACCAGTGATTGGGTCAACTGGATAAGATTTATTTGATTTTGTTGCAATCCATCCTGGGTGTCTTATAACATTGGTAGCTGAGTTATTTGTATCCAGCCATGATGGTGCAACATATTGATCAATTTTGTTAACATCGTTGCAAAAATCAGCAATAGATTTTGGAAATGGTGTCCAGTAGTCTACAGTTTCTGACTGTGTATGTTGCCATTCAATATCTCCCTCTTCTTCATCTCTAGCATCAGTGTTTTGTTGCCAAAATCTTCTCGTAAAATATTCAGTTGTAATTTTAGAAGAAGCATTGAATCTAGTTTTAGCTTCAAATGTATTATTGTTTCCTGAAATTACAAAATTAGCTTTAGAATTAGTTCTTGTTAATTTAGTCTCGCCCAATTCAATGAGAGGATTATCTAATTCAATTTTAGCAATTCTTGAAACTCCATAGTATGGACCATTAGTAGCTTCATCTTCTGGATAATCATCTATAGCATTTACTTCGTTTTGATTTGGGTCACGTGAAACTATATTTGTAAATAATGATGTGTCAAGAGGAAAAGTAAATTCCAATAACCTTGTTGGAACTACTGTAACCAAAGGGGCATTAGGAGAGAAAAAAGTGTAAACTCCGTTATTTGAAACAGCTATTCCAGCATAATTTGGTGGTGAATTCTTATCAATCTTGGCGTATTCTAATGTAGCTCTAAATTTATTTTGTTGAATTTTGTCAATTTTCTTTATTTTTATTACACATGATCTAAAAGCATCATCTGTTTTTTTATCTAAGAATCCCAACCTAATGTTGCTTCCAGAAGGAAATACAATATTTCTGTCAAAACTACTTGGTAAAATAATTGTTATGTAATTCAATCCATTGTCATTCAAACTGAAATATTCGTTAAACTTATAAGTTTTTCTAACCTTTGTTGATGGATTTTCAATAATAACACCATCATATGGATTGTTGTTTTGTTTTAAAAATTGAATTGGATTTGTAAAAATATTCAAATCTCCATCAGTATATTGTGCAACTGTTTTGCCCAAAATATCTGTTTCATCAGGGAATCCAGGATCAAAATCATAAACTTCAAACTCTTCAGTATATTCGCCTTTTTGATTTCTCAATAATAATTCATCTATAGACTTACCTGCTGTTAAGTCATTTTTTGGAATGTAAAGGTCTAATGTCCTAAAGTAATCAGGAATTATATCTTTTCTATTACCATTATCATCGTAAGTAAAACCATCAAGAGCATTAAATGGAGAAGCTAGTTTAATTTTTCCATTAAATACTCTTGGTCTTCCATAAATTATATTAGTACCACCTGAACTTGGAAATGCAGATGTATTTACTTCAAAGTAATCAATATTGGTTGATTTACTATCTGATAAATAAATTATTCCTGAGTTTTGGATTTGCTTCTTGACAACTTCGTTTATCCAAGTTTTTGATTCAATGCCGCTTTTTGGTTTAGTAATTATGAAATCATCACTAGGTTTATTTTCAGCAGACAATAGACCAAACGAGCTTACACTTAATGGTTTGGAAGTAGTGTAAGCATTAAGTCTAGGATAAGGAGAATCTTGATTATCTACATTATCGATTTTGTTATCAGGATTGCAAAGATCGATATATAAGTTTTGGAATGTAGATGAATTAGTTTTAATACTCCAAGTTTTTTTGTTAGTTAATGTAGTATTTTGTAAAGTTGTTGGGCCTTTGGAAATTTCTTCTATAGTAAATATGCCAGATTGTTGATCGTTATTCTTAGATTTAAGTTGTAAATTTAAGTATCTATAACCTGATAAGTTTTGATTGCCATAATAATTAGGCTCATTTCCATCGCCTAGAAAACTTCTTATATTTGATGTGCCAGGAATCAAATATTCTTTTTGCTGAAATAAAGTTAAGGCAGGGAACTTCCAACCTCTCAATGGTATGGGAATTGAAAAGGAACTACTAGGTAGCTCTAATTCAGAAATAGTTAATTCTTGATTTAAAAAATTTACATCTTCGCATCCATCTGCTCCCAGAATGTACTTAGTTGGATAATCCATATGATCAGTCGGAGAATCAAGATCGTCAAAAATTTCTTTTGATTTTGCTCCATCCAACATTCCAAAAATCCACTTTTGAGTATTGTCAAAAGTTATAGATTTTGAATCCCTTTGTGTTGGTCTTCCTAGTATATATGTATTTGCTTCAACTAAGGCCAATCCAATTCTATCATAAGTTTGAGAACTTGAAATCTTACCTGAATTTGTTTCAACTGTTTCAAATTGTGCTTTATTATATTTTATTCTCTTGTACTGCTGTGGCCAACTAGTACTTCCAAACCCAACAAGATAAGCTGTCAATGGGTCTGTATGATTTGTTTTCCAATCATAAACTTCAGCATCAAAAGTAACAGTTCTAGTTGGTTCTCCCGAATAATTTATGTATGCATTTGAAATATTATTATAATATTGATCATAAACTGTATTAACAGAAAAGTTGCTTAGATCAACTGAAACAGTATCAGTTTTAGCTGTAATTTGACTCTTGGCATCTGATGCTAAGCCATATGTTGCTATATAGCCACTATTTGATAAGTTCCTAGCCCATGCGTTTAAAACTTTTCCAGCAGTGTAGTTCATTCTTCTAGAAAGACCAAATGAAATTGGAACTGACTTAGAAAACTCATTAACTTGACCTTTACTATTTACTGCAGTCAACTTGATTCCCATGGTTCCCGATGAACTAGGTCTTATAAGTTCGAACCAATTAAGTGTCGTGTATCTAGGAAATTGTCTGACAGTATTTTTGTCAAATTCTTTTTGAACTACAAATTCATCATTGCCACAACCTGTCCTTGAAGGCTCTGTCTTAATTTCAGATGGAAAAAATTCTTCTATACTTACATATTCGTCTAAAGGCGCACCGTAAAAAACAGTACCTTCAACAGATCCAGAAACAATCTTAAAATTTCCTTCTCTAGGAGATTGTTCATAATTGAAGTCAACTACTTCTAGAACAAATGGTCCTGACATTCTTGTTGTTGATTGAAATTCATTTCGTTTTTCTAAAGTGAATGAAAAAAGAATATATACTTTTTTGGCAACTTCATCATAAACCACCAATCCCTGATTGATGTCAGCTCCACCACCAGGATATCTAAAAGCTGCCTCTACAGGAGGGTTATTAAGAACAGCTCCATTGAATGTAAAAGCATCATGAGAAAAATTTACAGCAGCACTAGTGGCAAAATCTTGTTTTCTTTCATTGAAATTAAACTCAGTTCCAGGAATTACCCCAAGCACAATTTCGTAATTGAATTTGAACTTTCCAATAAAACTTGTAGTTCTCGATCTATTTGTTTTATAAGTTGCCATTTAACTTCTTAGGAATCTATCTAACATAGTTTGTACAGTCTGCTGGGTTTCCTTACGCAGCTCTTTGATCTTCTCTTCTGTCTTTGCTTCTATGTTAAAAATTTCTTGAATTATTTCTTTTTTGATAGTATTGAATTCATTTTTCGTAATGACATTGGATACTAAATTATTTGTTACATTTTCAATTTTCTTGACAAACAACTCTTCTACTTTGTTTTCAACTATTTTTTCAGTTTTTTTCTGTTCTTCTTTTTCTGAATGATAATTATTGGAAGTAAATGTCTGCCTGTTATCTATTTTGTAATAGTTTTCTTTTTTCTCTTTATAGACATCTATTTTTATTTGTGATGTATTATTTATGATACGATTTTGAATCTGCTCGATTTTATGTATTTTCTGAGTGACTTTTCTTTCGTTTGTTGTTTTTTGAACATTTAATACATCTAAGAGTTGAAAGAAATTATTAACTTTTCTATCTTTACTTGTCTTAGAAATTTTCTGATCATTATAAAAATTCATCATGTCAAAGAAATTTTGTTCAACTTTGTAAGAATTTCCCTGTACTTTGATAGTTTCTTTACTCATTTTATCGATGCGTTTTGAAATACGAGCAAATTCTTTTTCAGTTCTTTTTTCTTGTTTTATTTGCTGAGTCAAATTCAATTCAGTAAATAAATTTGAAATATTTTTCTTATTACTTTCAAAACTATAACGATTGAGAATATTTGTATTTTGCTCAGTCTCTAACAGGTTTAAACTCTGAATAAATTCTTGCATCTGGACCTTTTGAGTCTTATTCGTAATTTGAACTACTGAATTGTTTTGAACAGAATTTGTAATGTTAATATCTTGTAAGGTTTCTCTAATTCTTTGTCTTTGCGAAATGTTGCTTATTTTGCTTTCAAATTTATTAAATGATTGAATATAATTTTTACTCAAATTAATAGCTGTAATAAAGTCTTTTTGATCAATTTTACTTAAACGATTTTCATAATTATTTTCTTGAAATACATTGTTTACATAATTCAAATTTTTAACTATTTGATCTATATTCTTAACTTGAGATACTTTATTTATTTGTTGAATGCTTGTCTTGAATTCTTTATAATTTTGAGAGATTAAATTCAAATCTTTAGTAATTTGATTGATATTATTAGTATTAGAAATCTTACTAATATTAGTAGCAGTTTCTTGAGTAACATTTACTGAATCCAAAATTTCAACATTCTTAATTATGTTTGAAATTCTATTGTATACTTTTCTTTCTTGCGCTATCTTTGTCAAATTGATAACATTCAATAATTCTTTATTGTCAAATTTAGAAATTTTTTGAACAACATTTGAAATTTCATTTATATTTGAAATTTTAAGATTTTGAATTTCTTTGGAATTTGTAAGATTTATCAAATTGGAAACTTGATTTATTTTACTTTCGTTGACGTTATTCAATAAAGTAATTTGCTTAATTACATCAATGTTTTCTTGGGATAAGTTGGATACATTTGTAAGCTGAGATAATTTTTCAAGATTATTGCTTACCAAATTAAATTGAGAGACTTTGATATTATCTAGTTTAGATATGTTTATTTTGCTTAGATTATCAACAGTAGTTTGCTTGATATCTTTGGTCGCATTTATAAGATTTTTTAATTTTTCAATTTCTGAGTTGAATTCTGTTTTACTAAAGTTTGTTTCAAAGCTAGATATAGCATCAATATTTTCTGAAATTTGATTTACATTATATTTTGCCAATCTAGTAACTTTTCTTACAAAATTTTCTTGTTTTTTGAATTCTTGAATGACATTAATATTCTTGATCAAATCTATTTTTTCAGTTAAATTTTCAGTATTGAAGTTTGATAACTTTTCCACAATATAATTTACATCTAATTTATTAATTGTTTTATTTATTTTAGAAACATTTTCTATTTCTTGTACTTTTTTCTGATCTACATAAATTGATGAAAACTTTGGATTTACAGATAGGGTGTTTAAGTTTTCTAAAACGCTTGAAACTTGTTTAAAGCTCTGAGCTATTCGAGTAAACGATTTTGATTCTGATAAATTAAGAATAGAATTAAATTCTTGTAAATTTTTTGAAGATATTTTATTATCTATATTATTTACAATTTGATTTTCAGTATTGTTTATATCGATAATATTTTTTGATAAAGAAATTAAGTTCTTTATATTTTCAACAGTTGAACTTGATACTTTGGATATTTCAAGATTACTATTCTTTGAAAAATTTATTACATCAACCAAGTTTTTGATATTATTTGTGTTGATGTTGCTTTGTCTAAGAACTGTAAATAAATTATTTAATTTTTCTTCATTAGAAACTAGGGACAATAAAGATCTTACAGTTTGATTGTTGGAAATATTACTTATTTTATTAATTACAATGTTTGAATATTCATCGACATAATCTGTGTTATTAAGAACGTTTTTAATTTCACGAGCTATATAATTGTTTGTTTTTTCTTGAATATGAACTACACGATGGTTGACAAAAGATAAATTTTGTTGAGTTATATTCAAGTCATTTTTTATCTTAGAGATTTTACTTTCAACATACTGATTGCTATTCTTGATTGTTTTCAAGACTGCATATTGGAATTCATAATCATTTGCAGTGTATTCGTAGTTGACATTTTTGGTCAAATTAAGAATATTTTTGTAATGATTATTTTTATGAGTTACACTATGTCTGTGAATGTTTTGATAAGTGTTTCGTAAATTTATTTCTGTTTGTTTTATTTCTTGGACAGTGTCGTTGAAAAAATTTAGATTTTGAATAAATTCTCTATATCTATTTTCAATGTGTCTGTAGAAATTGTAAGAAGTAGATAAATTTTTCAGGTTGGTTTCATACACCGTTTTATCTGATATATTTAAAATTCTATTAAATTCAAAACTTAAGTTCTTGCTATGTTGATTGATTATTTTGAAGAATTGATTTTCAACATTTGGAGACAAATTCAAACCTTTTAAGAAACTTTTATAAATATTATCAAAATCAATTTTACTAGAATCAGAAAATTTATTTACATTATTTACTATTTGATTTAAAGTTCTATTATTATTATCAACAAAATTAAAATCAGTTTTATTCAAAGATGTAACATTATTTGTAACGTTTGAAGATCTTATTTGTGATTGTATTTTATTATAATTTTGTAAATTTAATTGATTGATGTTTGTCGTAGAATTATTATTAACAACAACATTATTTGATGGATTTTTATTTGAAAAAGAAATATCTTGCAAATATTCGTTGATAGAATCTTTGTTTGAATTACCTGGTCTTACTTCAAATTTTTTTTTTACTTTAACTTCGCTTGGATTTAAACCGAGTTTTTTCAAACTTTCATTTATCAATGCTTCGTTTGCATTTATAGACTCTGAACTTTCGGTGTCGTCATAAAATTGTCCAAGACCTCCAGAGCTTACTCCAGTTGTAAGCATTTCCATGAATCTAGGGTATATCTGAAAAAAGCCATTCATAACTTTTTCGTCTACAAATTCAAACTGTTCTAAATCTAATATCTTAATTGTATCATCAGTTTTTAATGACTTTAAATTCTGTAAAGCAATCATAAATTCAATTTGATCGTCATTCAATCCTAAAGCACTATAATCAATTAATTTTTCTCTTTTTTCTTTTATTTTGGTTGGATAAATAATATCAGGATCAATATTTACTTTATTTAACTCAATATTTTCTGAGTAGTTTGTGTGAAAAGGATTAATTCTATAAAGTTTTCTTGGCAAAATTTTGATAGAAACATCTGGGACTTTATAATCATCAGGGTCTTCAGTCGTGCCAGCAGTATGCAACTCTTTCTTTATATTAAAAGAAGTTGCTTTTGTGGAAGGTAAATACTGAAAATAACAATTTAACTCTGCAGATGATACGAAAGCATCTGAAGCAATTGAAATTTTATCATATTCGATAAAATCAATATCTGACATAAATTAATTGTAAAAGAGATTATTTCTTTTTGAATCTATGGTGATGAATTTTAGTAGTCAATTCGTTTCTTGTTTCTTTTGGATGTTCAAGAGCAGTTCCAAAATCTGGACTACCTTCAGAATCATCATAAAGAGAATTATAGTAATCTTCTATCTCTTCATCAGCTTCTTTGACCATATCATCTTCTGCAATCTTGATAAACTTAGCACTAGTGTGTGCATTCAATGTAGCAGATTCTCCAACTAACAAAGATACTACATAGTCATCAAGTTCTGCTAAAGCTTGTTCTCTAAGTTGAATTTGTTTTTCTAAAGAAGCAACTTCTCTTTTCAAGGATTCTTGAGCGTCTACAGTTGACACTTCAACATTTTTTCCACCAATATTGCCGAACAGAGGAGTGTCATAAGCTCCTCTAATATTCTTAATTTCATTTAAGTCTGATAGCTTTATTTTGAGTAATTTTAGAAATTTGTCAAGTTTTTGTCTTTTACCATCAAATGTAACATCAACAGCTATCTGCTTATAAGTAGGATATTTTTTCTCTATTTGTGTAATTTCTTGCTGAACTTTAGATTCATTTTTATCAAAATCAGCTTTTGTCAATTTTGGAGTGTATATTTCTGTTTGAGCTAATACTTTCTTAAACATTTGCATCTCCAGGTTTTTCAGAATCTAACTTATCAGATTTATCAAAGGGTGATCCTGTATTAACTTGATTTGGGCTTGTAGGTAATTTTGTCAATCCTGTGTTTGTTGGAAGCTTCATCATAGGAGAAATTTTGTCAGGATTTTTCAATAAATCCATTTTTTCATAATATTCTTTTCTAAGTTTATCCAAAGCTTGTTGTTCTTCTGACCTGATTTTACTAACTTGAGCTAAAATTCCATTTGGAGAAGCAATAATATTTGCCATAGGAATTCCTAATTTTTTCAAAGTGTTTAATTGTGTTTGTAGAGGTTTGAGTTTTTGCAGAAGTTGTCTTTTTCTCATCATGTGTTCTGCAATATTTTTCATGCTCGACCACTCAGCTTTCTTTGCTTGAATTTCAATAAGATCTTTTTCCAAAGCAGATAAAAGTCCGCTAGCTTGAGCTTGTTGAGCCTGATCAAGATTCTTAGTATTTTTCAAAGCATTTCTGAGTAAGTTAACATTAGCTTTGAACTGATTTTCAATTTGAGTGCAGAAATTTAAGAAATCTTTGAGTTTTGCTTGAAAGTCTACTGGCAAATCTCCAACTGTTGTTTCAGGCTGTCTTGGATTACCTGTTTGAACTGCTTGAGATTCTGCAGCTTGTAAATTATCTTCCTTAATACGAAGCTGCTCCATGAAGTAAGTTCTTTGAACTGCAAATCTACCAAAAGCTGAAGCATCAGCATCTGAAATTCCCAGCGCAATCATTGTCTCTCTATTATTAGATAAAATTAATTTACCTTGGTCTGTAAGGTTTCCATTGTTGTCAAAGAACATAGAACTCTGAGGAGCGTTTCCACCTACTATGTTAAGCTCTAAGAATACTTGTATCAATGTATTTTTAAGGCCAATTACTACAGGTCCTATCAATTTAATCAAGCTGTCCCAATCAGATTCAGCTAACACAGCCGCTGCTCTTGGTGCTAGTATAAATGTTGCTATTACAGTACCTACAGAAACAATTATATTTACAGCTTGAGTTATCTTGGCTGTTAATTCGTCTCCGCCAGGTCTAGTAATACCTTGCTGTGGGCTTTTTTGAGATTTCTTCACAAGACTGAAAGAATTTTGATTTGTATTTCCATTTTTCAATGAAATATCTTGATTATATGCAGTTTTTGACTGACCAGACAATGAAACAATGATATTGCTGAATACGTTTTCTAAATCTTGAGTTGTCAACTTTCCTTGAATAATTAACTGGTATATTTTTTTAATACCATTTATCAACGAATTGAAAAAATTTGTTATCTTGGTAATAATTCCTTTCAATTTAAGTTTATTTAAAACATTAGTAATGCTATTAAGTGTATCAGTTGCTGTTTTACCTATACTATCTAAAATTTGCTTGACAAAATTTCCAGCAAGTTGAAGTTCTTGGGGAGTGGGTTTATTTGCTGCTGGAGCTGTTGCAGCAGCTGGAGCTGTTTGCGCATAAATATGTCTTGTAATATCTGGACTAGCTAATTTTAAAAATCTATATTGCTCATTAGAAAAGGGTTGTCTTCCCTCATTTTGAGTAGGAAATACGTTCTCTCTTTCAATTTGTTGTTCTGGATAAGTAATTCTTGGATTAGTAGGATTAGATTCTGCGCCAAAAATTGAATTGAGTTGATTTAATAATATACCACCAGCTTTTAAATCATAGAACATGTCTTTAAGAGCTCTATACAAAGGATTGCTCAGTAGTAATTTGAAACCAGGACCAATAAAATTTATAAGCATTTTTTCTAACTGAAGATTCATTTCTTCAGTTTTCATCATGTCATAGATAGCTCTTTGCATGTTGACTTTTTCTTGTGCATTTCTTAGAGCATCTCTGCTTTTCTGGAATCGTCTTCTTATTTCTTCATCTTGATCAGGAAGGCTTGCTTGTGAAAGCATAATTAAGTTATTGAAAACTAATTGTGAATCTGGATCTTTTGATAAATAACCAAGATTAACTTTTGGTTGTTTACCAGCTACAGCATCTCCTAAGACGGAAAAAATATCTACAGTGGGATTTAATTTTTGATATTCACAAGCTAACTCAATAATTCTCTTTGTATTGGCGCCTTGAAGTTTTTGACCATAATGAGCTAAGTAAAAATTTATTAAATCTTTTACTTTTGCATAACAAGATCTTGATTGCTGGATACAAAATTCTAAGATTCCAATAGTTTCTGTGAAAGGAAGTTTTAATTCATCAAGAAATCTGTAAAAAACTTCTCCTATATCTTTGTCAGACATATGAGGTTTTAATCTTGCAATTATCTGATCCTTTTGAGAAAGAAATGGCGCATAAGCTTCAGCTCCTTCACCAACTCTTTCGGCTCCTCCAGTCAAGTAATCAGTAATCATGCTAGCTGGATCATTTCCAGAACTAGAAGAACTTGATCCTGATGATGGTGTTGAAATTTTCTTAGTAAATTCAAACATCTTTTCAGGATCACTAAGTATAGTTTTGACTTCAGGATGATTCATGATAGATTTTTTATCAGCTTCATTTGCGGCTTTGGCCAAAGCTTTTAAAATGTCATCAACCGTATTATATGTTCCAGCAGTAACCATTCTTTTTTCAAGAATCATTCCACTTGTAACAATATTAATATTATTATTGTCAATATTTTCAGTTGTAATAGAAGCTGTTATGCTATCATTGAATACAAATTTCATAAAGTTTATTCTGCTTTTGTAATTTTGAATGTAGATGTTGAACAGTGAGGACATTTACCTTGAAGTGCATGTCTACTACTTTTCATTACAATTTTCTTTGGTGCTGTAACCATAACCATAGTTCTGCACTTTACACAATACATATGATGTGTGGTTCCTGCGTTTGTAATTTCTGAACTCATTTTTAGAGACTCCTTTAATAAGATTTCAAAAAGTATTGTACAAATACCTTTAAACTCTGAACAATTTATAAGCAAATATGCCTAGATACGAATACTTGTGCGAATGTGAAACTGAACCTAAAACATTCACAATTTCTCTTTCCTTTAATGATTACCAACCTGTAATTCCTTGTCCTTGTGGCAAAGGAGAAGCAAAAAGACTTTTTAACACTTTTTCTGTTCAAGAAGGATTGACTGCTAAAGAAAAACAGTTTGGCACATCAGTCAAAAGAAAGCAAATGAGTGATTTTGTCAAGGAACAAAAATCAATAAGAAAAGCTTCTTATGATCCCAATTCGAGAGAATCTAAATCAAATGAGAATTGGACGGGAAAAGAAGGTTTGGACGGTATAACATCATTACCAATAAACAAAAAGGATTGAAAAAATGAATGAGAGCGTAAATCAAGAGCCAGAATCATTTATAGTGCAGAATGTTACTCTTGGTCCACACTATGTAAGTGATATTAGATTAAATTTTGGACCATTGCAAGCTATTGACCTTACTTGGGAAGACCCAAAAGTAGTAAAAGCTTCAAAAGATCTAAGAAATTCAATTAGATTGGGATTATTGAAGAAAATTTCTCCTGAACAATTTGATAATATTGAAGAAAAAGCAGCTATTAAGGGTAAGAAAGAATTACTCAAACAACAGAATAACAATAATCTTAGAACTGTTGATGTAGATGGAAAAACTATTGAAGCTGAAAGCATTGATGCAGAAAAAGCATATGCAAATAAAGAAAATTCTGTGACCACTGCAGGATATGCCAATGACTCTCTTTCTTATGCTATGGCACTTGATATTGCGCAAACCCAAGCTCAACTTCAAGGAGATGATTTATCAGTCGAAGAGTTCGCTGAAAGAGTTCAGAAAAACCCTGCTATCATCAATCACCTCTTAGCACAACAAAAAAACTTGGATGCTAATAGTTCAGTATCTGGAGTAGAAACCAGAGGACGTGCATTTGTTGCTGAACCTCCTGGAGATGCAGTTAGAGGATCTACAGTAAGAGAAGTTGAGATGACAAACTACAATCGAGATAGAAGAGTAGCTGGAGCAGACTTCAATTATCTTGACACTCCAGAAGATGACGGCTACGATTCAATTGCAGATGCTATTGATTTAGAAGCAGATATGGCAGATGGAGAAGAGGGCTCAATCAGAAGAGTTTAGAAAATTTAATCTAGACTGAATAAAGGCTATCCAGTCGGATGGCCTTTATTTTTTTTGGAGAAATTATGGCAAACGATTTTTCGGCTCAATCATTTACAAATAGTACGTTAGTTTACTACAACACACAACCATCATATCCTGGAATATTCATTGAATGGGAAAGAACTGGTGCAGAAAATGTTGCCTTTTACAAGATTCAAAAAAGTTCAAACTTTGAAGGCACATACACTACAATAGCAACAGTAGATTATCCCACAAACGAAGGGGTTGACACTAATGGTTCTCCTTCAGATTATTACAGAATCCAAGAAGTAGATTCTAACGGAAATGTACTCTCTACATCTTCACCAATGCTAGGAGATGAATTACTCGTAAAAAGCTCTTTAAGATATGAATTAGAGCACCTTTTGAACATTCCTATCTATGATGAAGAAGTAATTTTTAGAAGAAGTAGAAGTGTTGGATCTGTAGCCTTTCCTTTTTGGAATTCAGTACCAAAACCAGAAGTTAGAATTAGTGGGCCATCAAACCAAGGCGATAGAGATCCAATGATTCAATTGTCAGAAACAGTTCCAATTTATTCAACTATCAATACAACATTTGATCCTATTATCAAAAATAGAGATGGTTATGAATCTCAATACACTAATGGAAACAATTATCCAGATGGTTTGAGAGTCAAATATGACTTTATGGGAAATATCTATTTTATTGACGCAAATGGCGATCCTGTAGAAATTCATAGCTATGACAATGTGTTAGTTTCATACAGCATAAAAATGATTACAAATGACCATATGAATTCTAGTCTTTACATGGCATTACAAGCAATAAATTCACAACCTGGTGCAAGTAAATACAGAACAGTATCAGCAGCACCTTATTTTTATGACCCAGCTTTAGTCTATGGAGCAGCATATTATATATTGAGAAGTCTGCTTACAAGTCTTACGAACAGGCAAAGAAGATTACTTATTGAAGATCCAGATGCAAGGATTACAGATGATATAAGGCAATCAGCTACTATGTACAAAGAAGATTTTGAAAAGATGTTAGAAAAATTACCAATTGCTACATACCCAGGAATAAGAGCCGTTGTTGTACCAGAGTTTAATATGCCAGGAGGAAGAAGTAGATTTTTCAGATATATCTGGAATATTGGTACTGGAGGGTAATTTGTTTATTTGCTTAATGTAGCAAATATTTAATTTAAAATTTTAATTAATAAATTTCTTAATTAAAATATCTTTTAATATAATCTTTAATATTAAATCTTAATTCCCATTATTAATGGGTGTAAAAAAACAGAAAGATAAAGGGTGGAAATGATGAACAGAGTGATAAAGGTATTGGACGACATCAAGACAAGAGTAGCACAAGTAAACCCAGAATTGAGCGACAAGATTAATAATGCAGTCTTTGATATGGGTGAAAGTGATTCTTTGATGGATGAAGGATCACTAAACAGAGATGTAAGTCCAAAAATAGAATCTTTCGCTAGACCAAGACCAAACGTGTCTGTAGTTGGAGACGATGGAACAGTGCATAGTTTTGCCGTAGAAATCAAAGCAAAGCACAATGGACCAATTCCAGATACACAGCTTATGTCTAAAATTCTTCAAGCAGTCGAAGATCATTCAGGAAACACAAGAGATTTTGCAGCTGGAGATGCTCCTGAATCAAATTCTTTTGAGGTAGTTAGCTTCAAATACGAAAGAAGAGACGACAAAAAGAAGCAATAGACTGTAAAATTATTTCATGGACGAAGATCAGATCAAGGCTCTCAGAGCATCATTTACAAACCCTCATCGAGAAGATTTGCCCAAGCCTAAAGTAAATAAGTTTGGGCATACAGTGCTTGGAGATGAAATGGAAATGTCTGATCAAGAAATTGAACTCAAAATCGATGAATCTGGGGCATTAAGCGCTGAACCAAAGCAAAGTCTTTTTGATAGTCCAAAATTTCAAAAATGGGCAGAAAATCAACCTATATTGAAGACTTCTGAGCGTGAAGAACAAGTGTTGGAAGCTCAAGTGGAAGAAAAAAGTTCAATAGTTCCAAATACAGTCAATATTGCAGATTTGATTTCTGAACTTGACGAGATGGATGGCACTACTGAACGTAAGCAAATTGAAAAGCGTCAAATGAAAAATTGTGCAAATGAAAAATGCTTATATGCTTTGCCAATTGATGCTAAATTTTGTTTGAAATGCGGCACTGCTCAATTAGCTAAGTTCTGTATAGAATGTGGTTTTCAGTTTTTAGCAATGGAGAAGTTTTGCCCTGATTGTGGGAATAAAAGATAGGTAAAGGACTTCGATACCTAGTATTTTCTTTATTATGGAACGCTCTTGGTATCATATAGCAAAAGAATGCACTGCCTTACGTAAAAATGTCTTAAGAATAGATTTATGTATCTTTATTGATGAAGAAAAAGCATTTTCAAATGAAGATTACTTAAACTCAACAATCAAATCAATTCTTACTTCAGCTATAATTAATGGCTTAGACATTGTGGGAATATTGTCTCCTAGAAGTCCAGCGGTAGGCCTGAGAGCAAAACAAATGGCAATTGAACAACAAATGGATATCAATGTTGTTCCTGGTCAGACATACATTTGTACTGGTAAAGAAGAATTATATATTTACAATTTGGCAAAACCCGTACCAGCAAATTTATCAATAGACAAAGCTTGTGGATACGTGCATGACAACAATGGTTTTGTATTAGCCACAAATGTTAATTCAAAATTGGGACAAGTCTTAAGCAAACTTCAAGGCAGCAAGTTTGCTCCTGATGGAGTAGAAATTTTTAATGCTAAATCTGGTGGATATAGAGATATCGATATTGATTTTCCTAGATTTGTAAATTCTGGATCAACTTCAGCAGCAGATTTAGATGATTCAAATGTTTTTTCTCTTTTACCAAGAAAAACAGCTCAAGAAATGGGATTGATACAGGGAGATCAAGGTATTGATTATACTCCCAAATATTTAAAGCCGAACACAGGAGTAGTATAATGCCACGTTCTTATTGCACAACTAATGATGTCAAACAATACCTTCCACCAAATGTAGTTACAGAAGGTGACAATCCAATTCCAAACTTTAGAAATCCTACTCCAGAATCAGCATCAAATATTGATTTAGATTTCTTCATTCAACAAGCTTCTGCAGAAATTGATGCAAATTTGGCAACTATGTATGATGTTCCATTGAAGCAAGTCAATATTGGTGGAGACGTTTCATATCCACACCCTGTGCCAGTTATTTGCGCAATTCTGTCTGCACAAATGTACTATATGCAAGCATTACAGGGTGCTGATCCTCAATACTCTGAAGCGCAAAAATCAAGATTTGATTTTGCACAAAATGAAATTGTAAGAATTCAAAATGGTGAAATCAGATTATTTGGTCAAAGAAATACTCGTGGAGATAGATTTGTAAGATCTACTTTAAGGGGTGTTGTCAGCAATCCTACAGAAGGCAAAAGATCAAAGGGTCAAAATCAATAGGTGAAATAAATGCTTGAAAGAGTTTATGATACTTTGAGGGGCATATTATTTTACGAATTGCCAAAAAATGCCAAAGGCGAAGCAGTAATATTTGATCGTCCAGTTTCAGGATTTTATATAGGTGAAGCTGCAGTAAGACCAAATGCAATTTCAGTTATTTTTAAAGGTGCAAGTTCTCCATTAAAAGATATATCCTTTGGGCTTCAAGAATTTGAACATAATGTGAGCATCGAAGTAAATGTTGGTGCTGACAATATCGAAACAACTGAGAGAGTAACTCAAGAAGCTACAAGAATAATCCTTTCTATATTAAGAAAACATAGAAGAATTTGGGTTGTAGATATGTGTCCTATTTGTGAAAAATTTACATTAACTCCAGCTCACTTTGTAGCAGACCATAACCCAATCCTAAGTTCTTATGTAACAACAGTTACAAATGAATTTAATACATTGTGGTCAGAAACTCACCCAGCTTCAGTTGCAGCACCAGCACTTCCTGATTCAGGCAAATCAGCAGAAGCTTTTATCAGAATGTATAACGATGTAGGAGTTGGAACTACTGTAGCAAATTTACCTACAAAAGCTAGAAATAACATCTTAAGGATGCAAGCAGATAGCGTTGAACCTATACGAATGCTTTATGATGTAATTTGCAACGATAATAAGTCTTCTGATGATGCAACTGGTAAACAACTTTTTAGAAGCGGAAATATTACAATCACTGCGAAAGAACTTGTAAGACAAATTTATTTTGGTCCAGATAATGTTCCTACAACAGCCTATTAAACACAATGAGTCTAGTATCAAAAAAAGGTCTTGAATTTATAATTAATCAAATTGGAAAAGCAAAATATGCTTATGAAGATTTGGTTGGAGACTTAAGTTCGAATCGTGGATATTATTTAGACTATGAAAGAATAGTCATCAAGTTTAGAGGATCAACAATATTTCATGATTATGACTTGGCTGGTAAAACTCCTCAAGGATTAACCACAAAACCATATCAAACTTTTGACACAGAGGAAAACATTTCTTTTGGTTTTCAAGGTGGCAAATACATAGTTGATAATAAGATTGCTAGTTTTGGAAATACTGGTGGTTGGACTCCTCAATATTACAATCCGCCTGCCACAGAAGGATGGGGAGTGTGGGATTACAATGCATGGCAATATTACATCCCTACTTATAACTCAGCAGGATTAGCAAATACAAACTATATTATTTACAATATCAATTCAGAACCTGGTGATGGTTCTGATAGACAAGATTATGATTATCCTGTTCGCTGGGATGGTTCTTTATATCAAAGGGTAAACCTTTTCAACTCATCAAGATGGATTTCTTTAAAAAATACTGGTAGCTCTTCAAATAATGAAGCACACTTAATAATACCAAAAACTTATTTTGAAGGATTACAATTTATAAATCCATACACAAATACTCCAAAAGACTTAGGTATAGCTTCACATACTTTTCTAAAGACAGAAGGTATTGGATCAACATTTAATTTGGCTGGTAGTATGGCAGGACTAGCCTTAACTTACCTTGCTTACAATATAAGTGAAGTTTCATCTACTGGATCAACAATTGGCAGAAATAAAGATCATTACCTAGTAAAAATTAAACTTCCCACCACATGGACTGAAAATTATTGGTATCACTTAGCATTTTACTGGGATACTCATGATACAAATTTCTTAAACTCTTACCCTGTGTATTCTTCAGGTACAGCCCTTACATTTAACTCTAGTAATTTCATTTCATCTTGGAATGTTTTTCCAAGAAAAACATATTTTCAAAAAGATATTAAAAATTATATAACTTTTGATAAAACTGGTGTCAACGATACTAACGTTTATTTATTTTCAAAAAATAAAACAAATCAAAAATATTTTGATGGAGATTATGTAGAAGTCACAGAGCCATACAGATATCTTTATCCACAAACCTTTTCAGCTTATGGTGATACAAATTCTCTGTCAAACTATGTTAGCTTAGGTGCTAATCAGTATTTGCCAGTAATTTTAGCTTCAAAAAATATAATTTCTGGCAATCAATACGAAAATGGAGATATAGACTTTTATTTATTTTTTGGAAAAGCTATGCCTCAAGAATCAGTTCCTGTTGATTGGAAAGATTTTACAAACTATCCGAGTATTGATAGTGATTATGATGTTGTAGCAAAAATGATTTTGTCTTATCCATCATTGAAAACAGCAGGGACAATTAAAAATAAAACTTCAACAACATATAATCTCAATAATTCATCAATAATTTATATTGAAAGAACTGCAGATAATTTTGCTGTGCCTCCAATTGGTGATAGTGATTTGATTACAGAAACACTACAAGATGTTATCTCCCTTACAAATCTTACTAGAGCAGAAGATTATAAAAATATTTATGATAAAGTTTCATCAGATTTAGTTGCTCCTTTTACCAATTTTAGATCTTATGGAACAAGCAGTTATGCTGATTTTAAAAATAATAGTTTTAAGAAAAGCAAACTATTACACAACTTATTAAAATATCCAATATCACCATCATTAAAATCTAATTTTCAAACTACCATTGGATTAGGCAAAATTTCCATATCTGCAGGAAGTAATGTGATAATAGGCAACTTGACAAAGTTCAATTCAGAAATTACTGAAGGTGATTATGTCTACAGTTCTGACAATAAAATTCTTTATGGACAAGTTTTGTCAATTATTTCTGATACATATCTTACTTTAGAAGAAAATTACAAAAGTTTAGTCAACAACCAAACTTATGGAATTAAGAACAGTCCTCTAGAAACAGAGCCAATAAATATAGAAGCTGATGAAAATGGAGCAAATGCTATGGTTTCATGGCTTTCTATTCCTCCAACATCTATTGTTTTTAAGTATGATCAAAATGGCTTGCAAATTAAGGATTTCAATTTTGATATAGATTGTGAGTTTGAATTTTATCAAGAAATTACAAATGTCCCAGATTTATTAGATCAGGAAACAACAGGCACCAAACTCGCCAAAGACTATTCATTTACTATATTATTTTTAAATAATAAAAGTGATAAATTTATCAAAAATATCAAACTAAATTCATCAAAATTCCTAATTACTGATGATGAATATTTAAACAGACAAAAGAAAAACTTGACTGTTTCAGGTTATTACAAGCAGGGAACAAAAGCTGAATCAGACGTAAATGCCCCTGGAACGTTCAATTCTATTGACGAATATAGATTATATGGGTCTGCTGCAATTATTCCCAATATGCAAATGGGAGAAAGCAGAACTATTTTGACCAAACTTGTACAGCCAGAAGATAAAACAAAACAAACAAAAACTGATTTTATAAATACGTTAAAATCTACAAATCCATCTATATCACAAACAGAAATACAAGAACAAGTAAGTGAATATGAATTAACAAAATCTTTTTATTCACCAAACTTAAACCAATTTCCAAACACTTTTTCATCAATAAAAGAAATTGGAATGACAGTGTCAAACTATGCTTACAATAGATCAAATCATTGGATATCTAATTATGATGAAGTTGTGGGTAATGAAAAGCAACTTAAAACTTACACTGCTCAGAATTTATTTGACCTAAGATCTGATTCTTTTGTAGTTTCTATTGCTGGTTATTCAACATCAGATTCTTCTATCAATAGTTTAGAAAATATATATAAACAACAATTAACAATTTCAGATGCCTCAAATATCAATCAAACAACTATAGGTAATTACAAGAGTGTTAATTACAATAGATTTGCTTTTAAAATTACTCCAAATGATTATCAATATATCAAGTCTCTCAAGATAAGGCTTCAAAGTTTAGCCAAGTGGTTAAATAATGAAGCCTACTTAGAGTGCAGTATTTGGGATAATTATAATAACTTACCAAACTCTAAATTAATAACAGGATCAAAAATTTACTATTCATCAATTGAAAACATTTTAAATGATATTTATTTTTATGTAAATTACGAGTTGACAAAAGATAGAACATATTGGATAGTCTTTGAATCAAATACAAATCCTCCAAGTTATGATGTCAAAACACAAGGATTGGTAAGCGTAAGCGGAACTGCTGTAAGTGGTCTTTATAATCCAGCAAATAATACAGCAGCTAATTTTAATAAATATCAGAAATATGCATCTATTGGTTTTGGCAGCACAATAGAAAATAATATTTCTACTTGGTATGAAATTTCTTCAATTGGTTCTTCAACAGCTTTAACTCTTGCTGGCAATGCTGGAACAAGTGATAATCAATATTATGTTGTGAAGTATGACTTACGACTTCAAATACAAGAAACATCAACTCCATCAAGTACCAATATGGCATTTTATGATGGTAATTCTTGGACAATAGCTACAGGGACACCATATGTAGTATTTTTCGATCAAGATGATGAAATTTATGCAAGTTTCAATAGAGATTATTTTGGCTCATCTTTGATAATGCCACAACCAAATAAAACAAGAGCCAACAATACGGATTACTATTTAGACGAATATTGGACAGTAAATAATCAAACACTATTTACTCCATCACAACTTTATATATATCCAAGATCTTTCAAGGCAAATTTAACATCAATTGGCGCAACAGGAACAATCGGAACAAATTTACTTTATATTCCTCAAGAAAATTATGATCCAATAGTTATGGTTGGTATAGCTGTTACTTCATCAGTTATAGCAAGTGGTACAGCAGTCACAAGTTTAGTTTATGATAGAAATACTAGTTTATATCAAGTATATTTGAGTAGTAATTTATCAGGAAGTGCAAATACATTCTATTTTGGCGACAATGTAAATAGACTTATAAATAGAGCCAATGACATTCATATGTATTTCAAATATTACGTTGATAATCATTTGACAACAAAATATATAAAACTTGAAAAAACCCCAACTTGGATTACTCAATGGTATAAAAAGTCAACCTGGAATTACCTTGAACTTGATAAAAATGATATGAGCGACTTGGCGTCAGCTCATCAAAAACTAGATATCAGTAATTTCTCAGGATTGGGTCAAACTAATTATTTCAATGGTTTTATTATTGGAGATTTTACTGCTTTATCTTCCATAGGTTCTACTTTTGATTTCAAGATAACAACAAATGGTGGGGTTAAGTTGTTTATAAATAATGAAGAAAGACCTTACATAAGTAATTGGAAAAATATTACTAATAACATATTTACTACATCATATGTAGCAACAGGAAGTTCGCAACCAATATTATTTGAACTTCAATTTAATAATTATCAAAACGAACACAGCTTAAAACTTGAATGGAAAAAAACAGGAACGTCTATTTGGCAAAATATAGATACATCTTTTTATCAAGATTATTCTGCATATCCTGTTTTGATTGATAGTAATAAAATTCAGAAGATAACATACTTAGCAGTAGGAAAAACATTAGAAGAGATAGATGATCAATATAATGGTTTTCCTATAACTGACAAAATTGTGATTAGGAGCAAATA